GGCTGTGCGGAGAAGTGATGCCGGCAGTTCTCGTAGAGGAATCCCGTCACCTTGATGCTACCGGACCCAGGGGTGTAGCCGATGGTGCGTCCGCCGTTCGACTTCCGGCCGATCGTGACGACATCGCGGAAGGTCACACCGTTGGCCTGGATCAGCCCGAGGTTGATCCCCAGCCCGCGACCATCGTGGAAGAATCCCTCATAGGTCACGCCCCCGACATACGTGTCCAGCGAGGCCGTGACCTTGACGGCGCAGTTGCCACCCATGTGCCCGCCACCGTCGCGGACAGCCTTCCCCGGAGCGTCGTAGTCAGCAGCTCTGTAGATGACGTTGGCCTTTTTCGGGAGCGAGCTGTAGGTACCCGCTCCCATCAGGACCACATCACCGGCCGCAGCTGAGCTCACGACGGTACTGATGTTGGCCGGCGTGGCGTTCAAGATGGCCACGATCAGACCTCCACGTACACCACGCCGACCCCGACCGAAGAGCCAGCGCCGGTACTCAGACTGAGCCCCTCGCCCACACCCGTCTCGAAGTGACCGACCTTCGAGTAGCCGTCGGCACGTCCGCCGTTCGCCCCGAGCGCGAAGACCTCAGTGATGGCGGTACCCGCGCCAGCGGGCTTCGTGCGGAAGGTGGCCGTGGTGGCGGTCCCGCCGCAGTGCAGCCGGAATGCGAGGACGCGGATCTTCTTCGAGGCGACCGCAGCCACGACCGAGCCGTCAGTGGTGGAGGCAGCGATGTCTGCCTTGGCGAACTTCGGCGTGAGCTCCGTGAAGCCGTTCATCACGCGGTCAATCTGGTCGGCTGCCGCCACGGAGTCGGCGGTGCGCAGCGAAGTCAGCGTCGCGACTCGGAGCTGCCCCTTGTCGTCCACGGTGAGCGGTGTGAGCTTGCCGTCGGCGTCCACCAGCGCGACCGCCGTGTCCTTGCGCACGGCGAAAGTCGGCAGACCCACGTCGGTGCCACCCATGGTCCCGCCAGCCGCACGCCCAGCCAGCGAGCCCGGCAGCGTCAGGACATCCACGTCGCCGATGTTGTTGGTACCGGCAGGGATGCTGCCGCTGAAGGTGAGGCTGCCGGTGATGGGCAGCCGCTGGCCAGCGGAGTCCGCCACCAGCGTCACCGTGTCCTCAGCGCCGAAAGCGACCTTCAGCACCTGGTAGTGGATGTCACCACCGGCGTCATTGACCGCATCCGTCGCGATCCTCACGCCATCGACACTCACATGATTCACAGCCATCTCGAGATCCTCTCGTTACGGAATCACGACCGAGCCAGCGATGTCGCCAGCTCGCGTCAGGGGTGCAGGCCCACTCAGCGGCACATCCGCTGAGACCTGCGGGTCGCCGTCCAGACCGATGGTCAGGGACGTGATGTAGCGAACTCCGTCCACTCCATTGATGACCTCAGCCACCTCCAGGTAGCGGACAGTGTCCTCGTTGATCCAGAGCTCAGGGTCGCCGTATGGAGGGATCCCCCAGTTGGCAGGGCTGAGCCATGCCGTCAGCGCGTCTACGACGGCAGCAGCAACCTCGTCCGGATCGAAGTCCGGATAGCAGGTCGCAGCGAACGTGACGTCGATCGTGTTGTAGGAAGGATCGACGACATGAACGATGAAGTTGACCTCCCGCATTCCCTGGAGGTAGGTGTCTGCCTCGGCCTTGATCGGGGCGGACACAGCCTCCCCGTTAGTGTCAGCGACAGCCACCGTAACCATCCGCTCGTTGTTAAACGACTGGTCGCCAGGGTTGTACCCGTCCAAGGCTGTCGCGCGGTCGATCCCGGGAATACGCTTGACCAGCACGGCGAAGTCCTGCGGCAGGATGGGGCGCGGAGTCAGCAGCTGCAGTTCCTCGCGCAGACGGTTGAGGTACTGGTCCTCGGACTCAGCGTCCTCGCCGCCAGAGGTCACTCCGACGACCGTGATGCCGGTGACGAAGTCCAAGGTGTCCACCAGCTCCACCGCGCCAGACAGCCCTGAGCCGGCCAGCCCCGGATCCACAGCGACGATCGTCACCTCTCCAGCAGCCGTGGTTGTTGATCCGGGCGGGATCACAGTGTCGGTCAGAACTTCGAACACCACCAGCTCGTCTCCAGCGGCTCGCAGCCCAACCAGAGTCCCCGCCGGGATGGTGTAACCAGCGTCATCAATGACGGTCCATGTCGTGGTCCCGCTCGCCGAGCTGGCCTCCTGCGGAGGGAGGTTCAGCAGATTCTCGCCGAACGTCTTGAAGATGGCCATGGGGATCGATCCGGCCAGGTCACGCAGCTCAGCAGCCATCAGCGCGTTGGCCTCGATCAGCAACGACTCGAAGTTGGCTGCGCTCGGCAGCCAGCCGGGAACCAGGTCCTGGAGCCGCTCGTACGCCATCAGAGCGAGCGCGTTGGGATCGGTCTCGATCCCGAAGTCAACGTACTCAGGCATCAGTCCTCGGCCTCACTTCCATCGTGATGTGGGTCAGCAGTTCCTCCAACTCCTGAGAGGCGATGGCCGAGACCCTCGGCTCCCACTCGGTAACGGCTCTGACCATCTCCTGCACGTCGGCTCCGTTCTCGCGCATGACGGGATCGGTGATGCCGAACTCGGGCAGCTCCTGCCGGAAGCCCAGCGGGTAGCGGAGGATTGTTTCGACGCACTGAGTCAGCTCCTCGTCAGAGTCCTGCTCGACGACCTGCATGCGCGGGCCATCCGGCCCAGTAGCGAACGACAGAGGCATCTGCAGATGCGGGATCAGTACATCATCAGCCATACGGCCACCAGCCAATCACCCAAGGGTTTCCATTGTCGTCCAGCGCCACCAGGCATCTGTCGCCACGGCTGGGCAGGTCGATGCCGCCGTCCGTGGGCCTCGGTGTCCAAGGGCACGGACCCCAGCGCTGGTTCAGGTCGAAGCTGGGGATGATGATCTCCAGCATGGAGTCCACCGTCGCGGCGTTCTCTGCGAAGATCCCCTCGAAGATCTGAGGGCGATCCTGCTGGTTGGCGATCAGGTCCACAATCCCGTAGCTCATAGCGCCTTCGCTCCGATGTGGATGTGGTCGTAGTGATCGGGCACCCGCCAGAGCACCTGGACCCGGTATCGCCGACCATTGCGCGTCACGTTGACGTTCAGCGTGCGCCCACCACGGAAGTTTTCGACCCCGAGTGCAGCTCCGAGCTTACCGATCACGGAGTCACCCGTCGCCAGTGAGCAGGCGCAGTCCAGCGCGTACGCTGTGGAGTTGCCTTCGTAGTGATCGGAGACGTTGCCAGCCGCAGTGGTGACCCGGCTGCGCTTGGTCGAGGAGACGCGGCATGGAGGGCTCACCAGCGCGGCGAACTCCTCGGCGACCTCTTTGGCACCGGCCCAGTTCCCGCCACTACCACCGTCAATCGGCCGAGCGGATGCGTATACGATGCGGCTGATGTCAACTGCGCTCTGGCCGGCGTCAGACAGCGAGTCGCTGATCGACGTGTCTGCTGAGATCGTCTCCGCAGCGGGCTCGGGGAGCTGAGGTGTCCGCTTGATGAGTTCGATGGAGGTGTCGGGGCTGAACAGGTTGCGCCGAACGTTCAGCACGAGGTATCGCCCATTGGCGACGCCATAGCCTTCAAGCACAACGACCATTCCGGGGTCCACTGCCCACCGATCAGCTCTGGCGGTCAGGCTCGCCCCGTTCACGGGCTTCCCCATATCCCAGTCGAAGTCCACCCCGAGGATGCCGTCGGTGTCAGGGTTGATGCGGAGACTCGGCTTGGCCTTGAACAGATAGTCCTCGCTGACGAAGTACAGCCGCCCCTCCGACACGAAGCAGCGCCACCGAACCTCGCTGGCCAGCCGCTGCAGCGCGTCCCAAGTGGACTCACGACGACCAGGCTCGCCACGGCTGAACTCGTAGCGGCCACCCTGGTTCGAGCCAGAGCTAGGCTGCTGCGGGCTTCCGGTTCCACCAAGATACTCAGCGACTGTCTTCTCGGCCTCTGCCACCCAGCGCCCGTATGAGATGCGACCCTTGGTCGCGGTGTCAAAGTTCAGCTGGACGCGGTGCGCCAGCTCATACACGGGGATGGACGGCATGTGGAAGTTGACGTTGATGGCCTTGTCATAGTAGGCATCAGCGTCGGTCTCGATGTTCCGCGTTGCCGGCCATCCCTGGCTCGCACGCTGCTGGAATAGCCCAACCGAGTCGCGGTCGCCACCAGTCAGGTTCCGCGCCACTGACTCCTCTGTGATCGTCACGACCGCAGACACTAGCACCTTACGCGGTGCGTTACGCTTGCGCCCAACGTCCAAGACGCGCTCGATGTTAGACCGCTGCTCGGCGGTTGCGCGCACACCCTTGACCGTGATGGGTGCGTTGGCGTCGATACCGGGCTCTCGGTTCGTGCTGCGCTCGCTCGCAGAGGTCCGTGCAGGAGTCACACCCACAGGCTGCCGGATGTTCAGCTCGGGAATGACATAGGGGATGCGCGGTGCCTTGAGCTCGCGGATCAGACTCAGAGCGAACTGCGCCCGTGTGACCTTGCCGCGCACAGCCTTGCGCGGTCGATTAGGGATGCGAAGCCGTGCGACCTGTGTGTCCTCGAATGTGAGGGTCAGCTGGTTCCCCTGCTTGGAGACCTTCACCAGCCAGAAGCTGAACCTGTCGATCGACGCCAGGACACGCCGGTTGAATATCCCCGACTGCAGCAGAGCGAGCTGGGGATCATGCACCGTCAATGTGAGAGTGCTCGCACCTTCCATCGTCCGCTCGATCGAAGCGGAAGTGATGGCCTGTTCAATGCGGACGTCAACACGCTCACCATTGAGGACGAGACGTGTGATGCGAACATCGTTGATCTGGGCATTGGTGCTCATGGGATGCGGAGCTTCTGGCCGACCTTGATGTTACGAGCGTCACGGATGTTGTTCAGCTTGGCGATGTCCTTCCACTTCGCTGCGGAGCCGAGCTGCTTCTTGGCGATCTCCTGGAGCGTGTCACCAGACTTCACAACGTAGATCTTCTTGGGCTTGGCGGTTGAGGATGTCCGCTGGCGAGCCTGGTTGGCAGCCGCCAGGAGACGCAGCCGCTGGTCCGTGACGAACTGCAGCAGCGTCAGCTGAACCGGCTGGCGCAGCAGAGCGCCCGTGTCAGAGACGATGGCGTTGGAGTCCCAGACGAGATCCTCGATCACCCATGTGTACTCCGTCCCAGGCACGCCGACGCCGGCCACGGTGATGCGTGGAGGCTGAGGGATCTCGTCGTAGCTGATCATCCGGCGCAGATTGCGAGCGAACGGCTCCTGGTCTCGTCCGTCAGCCAGCCCATCCAGGATGACCCCGAGCTGCATCCGGTACGGCGTGCTCCCAGCAAACTCAGTGATCGAGGTCAGCTTGGGTCGAGCGATCTCCTCGTAGATGGCGACGCCACCCGTCAGCGTGGGCCTGCCATCCGCCAGTCGCGCCAGCACGCGCAGGTTGGGGTTGGTGGAGGTGATCGTGACGTACCCCGGAGTCTCGCTCATCGCCTGGCCATCCTGTCGGTGTTGTAGCGGTCCACAGCCTGACCGATCTCGCGGCCGTCCAGGTGGACGTGAGTGTGGATGACGATCTCCTGGTCGAGCCCACCAGACCCAACCACAGACTCGATCTTCGGGCCGGTCAGCGGCACGACGCTCGCTCCGACTCCGAGGTCGAGGATCTCCGGGCCGCGCTCTCCAACCAACACCCGCCCAGCCGAAGTCACCGTACCACCCATCGCCAGCTGCGGGATGTGCGGAATGTCCGGAGCGTCCAGGCTGATCTTCCCAGGACCGGGCGGGTCGAACTCGAAGCTGAAGACGGAGTTGAGCCCGTCGATCAGCGAGTTGAGTGCCGAGATGATCCCGTTCACCATGGCCTTGCCGATGGATGCTGATGCGCTGGTGAACTTACCGGGCAGCCCGGTGAAGAACGTGACCAGCGTGTTCCATGCACTCTTGATCCACTCGACCGCGTCGGAAGCGGAGGACTTGATGGTGTCCCAGTGGCGGATGATCATGACGACGGCGATGCCGATCGGACCGGTGAGGATGCCGAGCAGGAGCGGCCAGTTGTCCTTGATCCAGTTCCACACAGCGTTCACGCCGTTGCGGAACCAGTCTATCTTCTTGTACGCGATGACGAACGCGACCCCGAGTCCGATCAGCAGCCCAACGATCAGGACGATGGGGTTAGCCCACAGGCTCGCATTGAACGCGATCATGGCAGCCTGTGCACCGATCAGTGCGGTCCGCACGAACAGGAGGATCTTCATCGTCGCTAGCGCAGCCACCAGCCCGATCACAGCAGCAGTCGCGAACACGACCTTGGGGTTGCCGTCGTCGAATTCGTTGCGCATGTCGTTCAGCCAGGTCACCACCCGGCGGCCAGCCTTGTACACCTTGACGATGTTCTGCCAGAGCCCGGTCAGCATCGCCACGAACTGTCCGCCGGTTCCGGTGCCGTCCTGCATCTCCTTGAGGAACTTGGAGAGCCGGTTGGCGAGCTTGGCGACGTAGGGGAGGAGGAACTTGCCGACCCGAGCCTGGATGTTCTCCCACTGAGCAGCGAGCCTGCGCTGCGTGTTGGCCAGAGAGTCGCTGGTGCGGGCAACGTCTCCCTGAGCGTCCTTGGTATCCTTGTAGATGAGGTTGGAGATGGCCTGCGCCTTGGCCTGGGCGCTGAGCTGGCCGGTACCGTCCCACAACTTGGAGTTGAGAGCTTCCTGCTTGATCCTGGCATCGTTGAGGAACACGCCGAACTTCCTCAGCGGCTCCGTCTCTCCTGACAGCCCGGACCGCAGCGCCTCGAGAACCTCCTGCGGGTCGGCGTTGTTGAAGCTGGCCATGTCTGCCGCCAGCTCAACGAAGTTACGGCTCATCTTCGCCGCGTCACGTCGGGCAAAGCCCATCGGCACAAGCATGTTACCGAACACGCCTGCACTCTCGAGCGCCTGGCGCTGGCTGATGCCGAAGGCATCGGCGGTGCCCTCTGACCATCTGATGATGGCACGCTCGCTGCCACGGAACACGACGGTGGCCTTATTGACCTGCTCTTCCAGATTCGAGGCTGCGTTGACAGCCCCGACCGCGCCACGCACAGCGAAGATCGAAAGCGCAGCAGCTCCGGCGATCGCTGCCACCTTGAGGGCATTGATAGCGCCGGAGTGCTTGCGCGTCTGCTGGGCGGCGACTGCGGACGCCTTGCCGGACTTGGTAGTCTTGTCGGCAATGTCATCGACAGCCTCCTCCGCAAGTCCGGCGTCAGCCAGGAACTTGCGCAGGTCCTTCAGCTTGATGGAGACTGCGATGTCGTTGGTGCCCACTTACTTGCCCTTCTTCGAGAACAGCTTCGAAACTTCAGAAGCGATAAGCTGGGCACGTACCCGATCTCTCTGGAGCCCGATCTCTCTAGCTCTGGCGATCACCATCTTCGCGACCACCAGCTCGAAAGAGTCGGTGATGCGGAGGAGGCTCAGCCCATCAACCCCGAAGGCGTATGCCTCCCCCGCAAGCTTGATCGAGTCGTGCCCTGCTATTCCCCCTCCAGCTCCGTGAGGACCTCGACCTCTTCGCCCTGGAGCCACTGGTAGATCTGGTTGTTGAACTGGACCATGGCGAAGTCGTTGTTGAACACACCCATCACGACGCCACGTGCCGACGGTGCCGTGAAGCCGAGGGCTTCGGCGAGGGTGTCGTCCCAGCGCTCCGAGACGACCCGCTCCTGCCCGCGCTCGACGAAGTAGACGCACTCGGTCGTGGCGATGATGAGGTCTGCCGCCTGCTCCTTCTGGAGCGAGGCCGCGTCCTGGCCCTTGCGAGCCTTGCGGGACGCGATCTTGTTGACCTGCTCCCACTCGATCCGCTTGGTGCGGACCCAGAGGAGGTTGTCGTATCCGGGAACCGGCAGGTTCAGCGGCTGGCTGAGCTCCTGGCTGATCTCATCACGACGCTGGCGGAGCTGAGCGAGGAGGGACATGCCCTCCCCGCTGCTCTGCTCGGTGTTGCTCTTGTTGCTCATGTGGTTCTCGCCTCAGTCAGAGTTGGACTAACCGACCGACCCGTTGGTGCCGATCTCCAGCTCGATCATCGCCGGATCGTCCGAGTCGGAATCGTGCTCCGGAGGCATCACCCTCTGGAGCTTGCCGGTGTACACCAGCGGCCGGCCAAAGGCCGCGCCATTGACATCCAGCGGCTGCTTGTTGATGGTGACGTCGGCACGGCCGACGCGACTCATCAGCTGGTGCACGATCACGTGATCGCGCTCCAGCACGTACAGACGGCTCACGGTGATGTTCTCGACCGTGGTGCTGCCACCCAGGCTCACCTGAGCGGCCATGCCGCCGGGACGGTACTTGACCTCCTCAGAGGCCACCTCACCGCCGGAGAACGTGTCCCACACGCCGTAGTCCACGCCGTCGATGGTGACGGTCACCTGGTACTGCCGAGAGGTGCTCATGCCACGGCCTCCGTCAGCGCGACCTTGACGATCTCGATGGTCACCAGCTCGGCGAACGGAGACATCCGCACCGCGAGCGTGGCGCGCAGGTTACCTGCGGCCAGCTCCTCGATCGGGTTGACCTCCGGCCCGACCTGGACTGCGAACGCGTCATCCGGCGTCTGGCCGTACAGCGAGCCCGCGTTGTAGTAGTCCAGCAGCATGGCGACGAGGTCGCCATAGAACTGGCTCAGCTTGCGTCCCTGGCCGTCGATCTCGGCGAACACGTACCGCTCGGCGATCTCGTCAGCCTTGGCCACGATGGCCATGTTCAGACGCGCGTTGGACAGCTGCAGCCACTTGGCCTGCGCTCCGGTGGAACCGACACCCGTCCGCCATCCGTAGATGCGGAAGTTGCCGTACATCGACCGGATGATGTTCACGTTGGAGTCGTTGAGGGACTCACGGGCCGAGTCGGTCCAGCTGGCCTCCACGGACAGCACGAAGTTCGACTGGCCCAGCTCGCCAGCGGCCGGAGCGTTGGGGCTGCGGAACAGCCCGTCGTTCCGAGCGATGACGCCGGCCACCACGGCGCTCGGCGGAACCAGGCGGGTGGTGCCACCCGTGATCCCCGGCACCCGCACCCACGGAGCGAACATCGCGCCGTAGCGAGCGTTGGCGTTGGCGCGGACCGACGCGCTGGCCGTCTTCAGGGTCGAATCCGAAGCGGAGTTCGGCCCATCCAGGATGGCGATGCGGTTGTTGGCCGCAGCGTGCTCCATCAGGTCAGCGTGCGCGGTGGTGGTGGTGCGGCCCGGATAGCTCACCTGCCCCGGACCCAGGTCCCGCGTGAACCGCGACAGCGCAGCCTCGTATGTGGCGTCGGTGGCGTTGGACGAGTCGTCGGTACCGGATGTGAGGTCCTGAGCGGCGACCGTGGCCGGGTCACCGTTGCCCTCGTCCTCGATGTCCACGTAGTCGGAGTTCTCCGCCCACGCAGCCGCATCGGCAGCCGTCGCCAGCGAGGGGCTGGTCTCGACCACGACGTCGTTGTAGTACACCACGACCTTGAACTCGCCAGCGGTGTCGCCAGCGGTCACGGCCACGCTCAGCGCATTGCCCCAAGAGCCAGGGCTCTTGGCGGTGACGGTGAGCGCGTCCGCCGCACCGGCGGTGTCGAGCACCACCGACGCCTCGACCGGAGTCGGACCGAACACCCGGCTCACGTACAGCCGGTTGCCACCCTCGCGGAAGTACGTCTCCGCAGCGTCGTACAGGTAGCTGGTCGAGAGGCGAGACCCGAACACATCCTCGAACTCGTTCATGCTGCGAACGAGCCGGGGCTCGGCGTCACCCTTCTCGGTGATCCCTGCGACGAACCAGACCCCGGTGTTCGTGGGTGCGCTCCTGGGAGGAGGGACGTCGCGGGAGATGATCTGAGTACCCGGACGGGCCATCAGTCACCATCCTTTTCGTTGGAAACGAACAGCAGGGTCACAGCTCCTCCTTATCGACCGTCACCTCGACAGCGTCAATGGTGTAGCGGTTGGGAGGGGTGGACCATCCCGGAGGATTGGCCTCCGGTGTCACCGTCGGAGTGACAGGACCCCTGAATGTGTCGAGCACAGAGTTGACCTGCACGGCGAACACCACCTGCCCAGACGCGAGCGTGCGCTCGGCCTCGACCGGGGCGTCATCGTAGGTCTCGTCCAGCCACTCGACTCCGGCTGCGAATCCACCCAGATCGGGCTTCTGCGTCAGCACGGCTCGGACCGCCGCAGCGTATGCCTTGGCGAGCGAGTTGGTGTTCTGCGCGTTGTCCGCGCTACAGACGACTCCGATACCAACCGTCCACTTGGCATTGAAGGTGCCGTCGCCGTTGCGGCGCGGAGCATCCCTCAGGCCAGGGCTGACCACCACCACAACGGGCAGCTGGTCGTCGGGCCAGTTCTCGAATCGGTTCGCCGTCTTGTAGTGGCGGGGTGCGCGCAGGCTCTTGTCGGGGCGCGAGTCAACAGCCTCCATCTGGCGGAGGTAGGTCGGCAGCCAGAGCTGCAGCGTCTCGACGACAGCCTGCTCAACGTGGTGTGCCGTGATGATCTGCCCGAACACCTGTGTCGTCGTCATCGTCACGGCAGAAACTCCCCTCTCACGATCCACGCCTGCAGATCCTTGACGATCTGCCGACGATCATCCTCACGGAACTCCAGCGGCTTGCGAGCCGGCATGGTACCGTCCTTGCGGCCGCGCTGATGCACGCCAGCGTACGGAACCTCGGTGCCGTACTTGAGCTCCTGCTTACCGATCTCGCGGATGGCTCCTTCGGCGTAGGTGTTGGTGAGGGAGTCGCGCAGCGCGTGCGTTGCGTGGAGGATGCGCGTGTCGAGCCCAGCTCGCCGCTTGGCGTCGATGGTGGACTGCTTGATGGGACGCCAGCCACTGCTCGCCCGGCCACCCTCGGTGTCGAACTGCTGGCGCTCCCAGCCCTCGATGCGATCGACGATGTGCTCGAACGCGGGCTTGACGTCCTCGGCTCGCTCGGTCAGCCGCAGGATCTCGCGGTCGAACTGAACGTCACCAGCGATGTCGAACGTTATGCGCATTCCGCGAGCCACCGTCACCACCTGCTCTGCCAGCCGACCATGCCACCCCGGTCCTCGGGGAAGCCCCAGCGCGGCAGCTGGGCGTCATCGGTCGGGCCGAGAATCTCACCGCCATCGGAGCACTGCTGGCGCACAGCCTCGATGAGCACCTTGAGGTCCTCGTCCATCAGATCCTTCATCTGCTGATAGGGGCTGCGATTAGCCGACACCTGCTCCGGGAAGAACGTCAGCTCGACCTGCATCGCCGCGCGGAGCGCCACGGTGTCACGAACCATACCGACGACAGCTTCGCAGACCTCCATCCCAACGCGCTGCTGCACCCATCGCACAGCGCCATCGATGATTGAGTCCACGTTGGCAGCCGTGGGGGTGGTGTCTTCGTTGAAGGTCCCCAGCTCATTGCCATGCATGTCGCGGGTACGAGTCCGGATCAGGGCAGCCACATCCGTCACCTGCGGACGGAAGTTCAGCTCGCCTCCGACAAACACCGGGTCAGTCGGCTGGCTGGCGTCGCCACTCGCATCGAAGAACACGAAGCGGTACCAGCCGTTGGCGAGCGTCGCGGCGTCCGAGCTGAAGTCGCGGTAGTCCGGCCGTGCAGGGTTGGAGTCCGGGACGAGGGTGTACTGCTCGATGGTGGTCCAGGTGCCGGTGGAATCCGGAGCCTCCTGGAGATGCGCCTCCACCCACGGGTCCTCGTCGAACCTCGGCGTGGGCCGCACACCCTTGAAGCTGACGACGTAACTCACTGGGGCTCTCCCGTCGCTCCTCGGACCTCATGGCCCGACGATGGCCGCATAGCCGTCCCTCGTGGCCGTAGGGGCGCAGCGATTGTGCTCTTGGTGTAAGTGCCCTCTCTGGGCTTCAAACCACGTACAGCGCGTCTACGGGCCGCGTTCCCAACCTCGTCCCGAACGAAGGCGTAGACCTCCAAGGTGCCACCCTGCGGCAACACCTCGGAGGTCGTGATGTACTGACCGTCCCAGCTGGACACCGCCCGGTTCACCGTTACCGCGAGCAGCTCGGGCTCGTCCATGGTGTACGGGATCCGCGTCCGCCCGTCCGGCAGCCTGTCCGGCGTGCTGAGACTCAGCTCAGGCGGAGTGGTGTCCAGCTCGACGATGACGACCGCGTACGGCACTACACGCTCCAGGTACCGGCGGAGTTCTTGACGAAGACCTTGATGATCTTGTCGCCGTCGCCCGCGCTGGCGGTCTCGAGGTCCGCACCCTTGACGGTGGTGGTCTTCCCGGCTCCGGCCGAGATGGCCTCGACGCCGGCCACGTTGGCGCTGCCAGCGGCCGTGCCGAGCTGAGTGCCCTGGGTGTGGGTGGAGTTGGTGGCGGGGACGACCTTCACCTTGTACTCCGTGACCGCGATGTCCGAGGTCCAAGCGAACGTGACGGTGTCGAAGGTCGAGATCTTCGAGATCTTGGTGACGCTGGGAGCGCCGACCGTGACCACCGGGACCGTCGTGTCGAGCGAGATGACGTCCGTGGACTCCGCCGAAGCGTTGCCGACATCGTCCCTGATCTTGATGCGGACGGTCTTCGACCCGTCACCAGCCGTCAGCCTGACAGACTTGGACGTGGCGTAGCTGATCCACGGTGCGTTGGCTTCCAGCGTCCGGTAGTTGGCCGTGTCGAACGAGTCGTCAACGTCACCGTAGATCTTCATCTGGTAGCCAGTGGTCGGGCTGTCCGACGTGGCAATGGTGAGGGTGACGTCTCGAGAGGTAGTGGTGCCGTCGCCGGAGTTGATGGAGACCGTGACTCCAGCCGGGACAGTCGTATCGAGAGTGATTGTGGTATAGCTGGCCATCAGGTGCTCCAGTTCCCTGCGTTGTCTTGGAAGAAGAACTTGACGATCTTCGCACCATCACCGGGGCTCGCTGTGCTGAGCTCGTCGTCGGTGATGTTGACGTTGATGGTGCCGTTAGCTGCGACGCTACCACCGGACTCGATCTGCGTACCAGCCGTGTGGATTGAGTTTGTCGCGGGCACGACCTTCACTTTCCACGCCTGGCAGGCTTCGTCAACCTGGACGGTGATGTCGCTGGAATCGAACGTCGCGACAGCAGACAGCTTCGTCCGGCTCGGTCCGACTGTGATGTTCGGCACCGGGGGAGTGGTGTCCGTCAGCGGCCTCGGCAGGAAGGCCAGATGCAGCACGTGCCAGTAGTCACTGGCGGACATCGTCGCGATGTTACCACCAGCCACATCCCCAGCCGCAGCCACGTACCGCTCAGCCGCCAACACGCGATGGTCGTTACCCGTGGTAGTGGACTGGTTGGTGACGATGCTGTAGCCGCTGGGCGGCCAGCCGCTCGAGACGGTGTTGTCGTCGTCCAGCAGCCCGATCAGGAAGGCCAGCCGATCTGCGCCGGTGGTGGTAATGGTCGCGGTGGCCGGCGTCGTGGAGAGAGTGGGCGTGCCGTTGCCGGTAGCGTCTTCGAACGGCGTCCCCGTCAGCACGCAGTTCTTCACGACGAACGCCGTGGCATATGCGCCCACGGTCCCCATGGTCGCTGAAGCCGTTATGGTCGGGTTGGTCTCGGAGGCTGAGGTTGCGCGCTTCCACCAGTAGCCGACCGACTCGTTGGCGTTGTTGATCGGGGTGATGATCTCGTTCCAGCCCGCATCAATCGTCAGGTTGGCGCCAGACGAGTGCATGCACGCCACGATCAAGATGTCGTCGGTTGCGTGTGCCGGGAGCGTCGGGGTGATGGTGAATGGAGCAGTGCTGTCCGTGCTGGTAGCGAGCGTCCCGGCCGTAACGTAGATCGGCAGGGTTCCCTGCGGCCACATCGTGGGGTTGTCGCCGGTGTCGGCGGTCGCCCCGTTCACCGTCATGTCGAAGCCAGACTTGACGTCCGGCTCGGGGCTCGCAGTACCGGCCAGCGGCCAGTACGAAATCAGGTTGTCCGGAGCGATGTCGCGCGGGTCTGCACCCCTGGACAGGGCGACGATCTGCGCATCCGTCAGTGCGATGTTCCAGATGGCGACATGAGCGAGCTTGCCATCCCAGAGGTCATTCGGGGTGCCGCCGGACTGCGCTCGCCCTCCGATTCGCGTCAGATTATGAGCGTTTGGAGCAACAGACGTCGTGTTCTCAGTGGACTTCGTGGTACCGTCGCGGTACGCATACCGGCTGGCATTACCCGACGACACGAACGCCTGGTGATGCCAGTTGTTAGCGGTGAGGCCAGTAACGTTGATCTCGCCGACCGTTGCGCCATTCTTCGAGTAGACATACGCGCTAGCGGAGTACCGCTGCAGCGCGAGATACTGATCCGTAGCGGCATTGCTACCGATAGACACCAGTGTCCTGGTGACGGCGTCGGTTGCGTCTGACTTTCCCCATGCGCTGATGGTGAAAGGAGTCCCCGTGACAACCCCTCCTGCATAGGAGAGGTAGTCATCAACCGCATCGAAGACTCTGGACATCTATCTCCTCTTGGGCTGGTGGGGCGGGTGTGACCCCGCCCCTCCGACCGCTCCTACTCGCCCGCTCCGCGCGTGATGACGGCGGTGAGCCCCTGCACGACACCCTTACGAGGGTCGTTACCGGTGACGATGTTCTCCGCCTTCAGCAGCATGCGTGCGCGCTCGGGGTCGCCCTCAGAGGCCTCGATGGTGTCGTTGACGTTGGGCTCCGCGTCGCGCAGCCACAGCACCAGCTCGTTCACCATCTCGTCCTCTTCGAGCACCTCCTCCTCGTCGGGACCGTCGCCGATGTCCTCAGCCGAGGCCGAGTTGTACGGCTCGATACCGCCGTGGAGGAGACCGCGCTTGATGTCCTCGTCGCGCAGCTCCTCGCCGTCCTCCGGCAGGATCTGGCCGCGACGAGCCTCCTTGTACTGGAGCACGCTCTCGCCCAGAGGGTTCTTCCCCGGGACGTAGTAGTGCCAGCTCCGGTACAGCACGCGGTACTGCTGAGTGGTGTTCGCCTCATCACCCATGATCAGCCCGCCAGACCCGTGAACTTCAGCACGGCGTAGGGGTTGTCCACGAACATCAGCGGACGGACGGACGACTGGATCCAGTTCCGCTGGGTCGCGTTCTCGTACCACGTCTCCGTGGTGAGCGGCTGCTCGACGCGCATCTGGCCGACCTGGCCGGACGCCACGACGTACGCCGTACCCGGGGTGACGCGGTTGGAGACGTACAGGCTGACGCCGACACCCGAGAGCATCGCGCCAAGCCGGTCACCGTAGATCGAGAAGAGCGCCAGGTACTCCTGCGGGTTGATGATCCACAGGTTGTAGCTGATGCCCAGCTCGTCTTCCTCGGCCAGCTTCATGGCCTTGGCGAAGTCGTACGCCGGCCACAGCGAGTGGTTCGACGCCGAGTTGCCGGTGGTGACGACGGTGGACCAGTTGTTGCCGCTAGCCGTCCGGCTGCCGGCCGTGATGGCGGCCTCCAGCTTGGAGATCGCGATCTGGTTGATCTTGCGAACGATGGTGTTCGCCAGCTGGCGGACACGGTTCGTCAGCATCACCGAGTCGTTGCGGTCGCGAGCCTCGACGGTGACGTAGGTCTTGCCACCCCACTTCTCGACCTCGGCGACCTTCGGGACGAGCCGCTCGCTGGTGACCAGCGGGAACTCGCCACCCGGAGCGACACGCTCGACGTCACGGCTGAGGTACAGCTCGTTGTCCTGCACCTCGTCGTAGATCACGGCGCCACCCGTCACGCCACCACCAGACGAGAAGATCCGGTCGGCGACAAACCGCTGCAGCGTGAGATCCATGATCATGTGGGTAATGCGAACCGGCTGGTTCAGCATCATGTCCACGGTGATCTGGGAGTTGCTCACCGACGGCGGACCGAGCGGGTGCTCCACCGGAGCGCCCACCGGGCTCGCGCCCATCACGGGGTAGATCTTGAAGCCGTACTTCTCCTCGAGACGCTGGCGGGCAGCCATCGTCTGCGCGGCTTCGGCGTGGATCTCCTCCAGATCGACCGGGAGGTCGCGGAGGTGCTTTTCGATTGCGTTCACCTCACTCCCTCCTAGTAGAGCGCGATCTGCGCGACGCCGTTGTTGGCGACGCCAGTGATGGCGTAGCCCACAGCCACGCCGGCATCCAGCGCCGTTGCCTTGCCGTTGGCTCCGACCTCGACCTCCTCGAAGGCGTCGATGTCCGAAGCCGCGTCCACCTCGACGATGTAGCCAGCGCCACGGTAGACGTTGGTGTAGCCACCCTGCGCAGCGGACTGCGCGGCCACACCGAAGATCCTGCCAGCCGCCGTCGCGTGAGCGATGCGGATGTTGTTGCCGGTGACGTCGGTGCTGAGCGCCGGACCGCCGTAGCGGTTGCCGGAGATCATCACGAACCTGCGCCCCTCGACCGCAGCCGAGGCACGGCCGGTGACGTCCTGACCCGGCCGGTAGAACGGGATGGAGTCGGCCATGGGTTAGACCTCCTCACGGATGATGGTGCCGGGCAGCACGGTGCCGCTGGGCATGCGGGCAGCCATCTCCTTCTTGGCGGCCACGTCGGGCAGCCAGTTGGACGGGTACATCTCCCGCGACGCAGCCACGTCGCCGGAGTTGTCGGAGCCGCGCTGCTCCACCGGGACCAGTCCCGGAGCCATCTCGGCGAGGAGCTGCTGGGTCCCCTGCGGGTCAGCCTTCCACGCCTTGAGGTAGTGGTCGCGACGCGACACGGGGAACTTGCCAGCGAGAATCGCGGCATCGAGCACCTCGTCGCGCTCGCGCTCCGCCAGACGCTTCGCCGTCTCCGCGCCACGACGCGCGTTGGCCTGGACCTGCGCCCAGGTCTCGGCGTCCACGGTGACGGTGCCGTCCTTGCGGGCGGCGATGGCCGGCTCAGCGGGCTGCTCCTGCTCGGCCTCCTGCTCCTCGGTCTCCTGCGGGTCAGGCTTGGGGTCCGAGTCCAGCGCCTTCAGGATGTCCTCCTGCGTGGCGTCGGCGGGCAGCCCCAGCTTCTCCCGGATCGGAGCGAGGTCGTCCGTTGCCTTGTCGGCCACGGTGGTCTCCTTCCGTTCGCTGGTACCGGGCCGTGACTCTGCCCGGCTGGCGAAGACGGCCAGCGGCGCACCCGTTGCGGCGAGCTGCGCTGCGACGTCCTCGTATCGGATCTTGACCTCGACTGGATCGCCGAAGGTCACCTCCTCACCGTTGATCTCGAAGGGCACGCGGTAGAGCTTGCCCTCGTCGTCGTTGTCAACGATGAGCTCGTTCGGGTCGAGTCGAACCGAGCGAATCCACCACTCGAATCCGACTCCCTCGTAGTAGGCACGAGTGATGTCCGCGACCTCGACCGAGGCCGCGACCGGCTCTGCCATGCCGCCTCCTTTGATGATGACGGCCACGCGCTGCGGACCGTCGGCCTCGGCAGCCACAGGTTCACCATCCGGGTAGAACAACTCGTACAGGTCCTCGAGAGTGTCGACGCCTGGAGCATCCTCGCCCAGCAGGCTCACAGCGGTGATGACGAACAGGTGCTTGCGCCCCTGGATGTCCACATTCCGCCAGCCCTCGACAGACCGATCCGGATAGGCAATCGGCATGATGTCTGCCAACCACTCCGGCACTCCCACGTAGTCTCCGAAGAGAGTCTGCGTGGCAGCCTCGTACACGAGATTCGTCACTCGCCCCACAGCAGGCTGCTGGGTGAGCTGCTTCTTCTCGTGTCCGAACTTGATGATGGGGTTCCGCACACCGGCCGCGTTGATGGCCTGCGCAGCCCACATGAGATCTTCCTCGGTGAAGGTCGTGGTCCCCGAGCTGAGGTTGTAGGTGCCGGTCTTGGCGAGAGGCACGTGCGGGATCGTCACGAGCTTCACTCGATCTCCCCCTCAGCGTACACCGCCACCAGCGTACCCCGGCAACGCGGCCCACCCTTGCACTCCTTGTACCCTCCGGTGGGGTAGTCCCGCTCAGCCGCTGAGATGTCCGGTCCATACTCACGGCCGTCCACAGCGGTGCAGTTGGAGCAGGTGTTGGAGTCGAGCAGCTCGCTGGCGTAGATGCGCGGGTCCTCGTCGGAAGTGCGCATCGTCTCACGACGACCGGTGTTCATGGCCTGCGTGATAGCACCATTGAACTGGTCCTTGAGGTAGGCATCGCTCAACGAGTTGAGGTGCGCCTTCACCTCGGCGGCCACCTGATCAGCGCTGAGATCAGATCCCGTGCGAGCCAGTGCCGACCGTGCAGCCGCCTCGCTGAGATCGCGAGTGAGCAGTTCGTCCAAGGCCTCGGCTCGTGCAGCGATGTGTGCCGCAGCGTCGTCCAGCGCGGGCTTCGGAATCCGCACTCCCTGACGCATTGCCTCCTCCTGAGCCAGGATCGCTCCATCCTCCATCACCTCGATCAGTACGGGGCGCAGCGTGTCAGACCCGATGGGCGTGGCCTGGAGGCCGGCCAACACCTTCACGTCGCCGTCAGCGGCGATGATGAGCTTGCCCAGTTCGTCGATCTGCGCCGTGCGGATGTCAGCCCACAGCGTGGTGAGTCGGCTCACGCCATCGTCGATCTTGAAGTCGATGGCTGCGAAGTCCGTCTGCGCCGCGACCTCGTGGTCGTACGGCTGACGACGCAGCTCGCGCGGGGGCAGGTACGCCGGATTCATGCTAGCCCGGACAGCCGCAGTCGTGATGGGACCAGTCTGCGGCTGTGCGGGCACGGGCGGAGCCTCACCCCCGACGGGAGGCTCGACACCCGGCTCCGGTGTGCTCGGAGCCTCGTCTTCGTCCGGGTCCGGCGCGGTGACGAGCAGCCGGTTGCCCTCGCCGTTCGGCAGCGGAGGTAGTCCGAGCTGAGCGCGACGCTCGTCGATCGTGATGACGCCCAGCTCGAGATCGTACTGGAACGCCTTCCCGGAGGGAGCCTCGTCATCGTCCACAGGCTTCTCGGGCAGGCGATACCGCTTCCGCAGGGAGGACTCCAGATCGCCGTCAACCGTGATGAGCCCCTTATCGACCATTGTCGAGAGGTCCGCCACAGACAGACTCGGGTCCTCATTCCGCTCGAAAGTGAGGGCCGGAACGTTGGCGTCTTCACCGAAGTTCCAGTCAACCCAGTTCTCGATGATCTGAAGGTTGAAGTCCTCGACAAACCACAGGGCAAGGGCTTCCTGGGCGAGAGCCGTGTAGTCCACGAACTCCTCGCCCAGTGCCCGCGAGCCGGTCTCCGTCTGCCCGAGCTGAAGGAACATCATCAGCAGGCTGCGGGCCATCGCCTCGTCCAAGTAACGGATCGAACCGATGGTGTCGGGGAGCGAGCCGGAGGTACCCACCAACGAGAGGCGAGAACCGTTCGGCAGGACCCCACCAGCACGCTCCCCGACCTTGTACTCCTGAGCCATGGCGTCCATGGCCTCCATCTGCGCAGGGGTTGCGCCAGGCGGAGCCTCGATGATGGGGATGCCGACGCCGTTGCGCTCGTGCTTGATGGCGTCAACTCGGAGCAGACGGTCCTTGATCAGCCAGTCGCGGTACAGCGGGCGCAGCATGGAGCGGCCGACGAAGTTGGCACCCTCCTGCTCCCACACGTACGCGACCAGCTGCGGAACCTTGATGACGGGAGGGTTCCAGCCGATGTTCTGCTTGATGGAGATGAGCCGGCCAGAGGTCTCATCCACATTGATCTCGCCGATCGTCTTCGGCATGCGAGGGGAGATCTGCGTGAGGTGCCAGTACACGTCAGCGTTTCGGTACTCGCCGACCTGGCTGAAGAACATGTGACCGTAGACCGGCGCGAGCAGCGCGTGCGCCAGATGACGGTCGAAGCTGAATGTCCGGTGGCTGCGCCGGTTGGCGGGCTTGTCGGTGCCCTTGATGGGGAGGCCGAGATCCTGCGCCAGCTGCTGTACCACCCGACCTTCGGCGTCCAGCGGGTCGATCATCCACTGGTACCGGCGGATCGGGAGCGTCAACCCCGACCAGATACCCGCGATCTGCGAGTCGTTGCGCATCTGGTCGTACACGTAGACGGAGTTGGGCCACCTGAGCTCAGGGACGTACTCAACGTCATCGATGAAAGCATTCCATCCAGGCAGTCCAGACCCCGACACGATTGAAGGTGCCGGACTCCCGATGTCTCTGGTAGGAGGCTTGGTAGACATGCTCGGGAGCGCAGTATAGGTGACCCCGGTAGGCTCCGCCTACCGAGGCCACCAAATCCCAGTTGGAGACTGGGTTCTCCCCCTCTCGCGCTCGCGTACGCGCGAGGGAGGCTACACCAGGTAGTCCCGCCCAGACGACCGAAGGTCACTCCGGTACGTCAGCCTGACCAGCCGGATCGGGGTCGAGCCGAAGCTCACGCCCAGCCCGTCACCGATGGCGCAGACCACATGCCGAGGAACCCCGGCACCCTGGTCGCCGTAGAACACGCCATCCCCAGCCTCAGCCGAGGCGACGGGCTTCCAGGTGCCCTGGTTGATGAGGGTGCCGGTGTAGCCCTGACCGTCGTATCCACGCCCATTGGGGTCCGGCAAGCCGGCAGCCTTGTGGATGAGCGTGAAGCTGCTCGAACAGTCCAGCTGATACCACGCCAACCTCGAGAACAGGTCGTCGGGCATCGGCCGGTACTGGCGATAGACGTAGAAGGCGCGCAGCGCATAGAACCTCAGCGCCACAGCCTTGACACGCGCTCGCTGCGCGGCCCGCGTACCCGCCTGCGCCTTCCGCGCCTGGAGCTCAGCCCGAGCAGCCGCCACCGCGCGGCGATGCTGCCGGATGAGCGCCTGGTCGTACGCGCCGAGGAACGGCTCCAGCGCCTTCCACACGTCGGACCCGGCGTACCTGCCGCTGATGGGTCCGCGCCGAGTCATGTAGGCTCGGCGGAACCTGAGCAGGTCGTCCCGCGTGCGGCTACCGAAGCCACCCTTGCGGTTGTTGGTGTGAGGCAGCCCCTTGGCAGCCAAGGCGCGATGCAATCCGTTCTGCAGCGCCTGGACTGCCTTGGAGGTCTGACCGTACTTGACGACCATCAGTTGGGCGGGGCTGCGGTGTCGGTGTGCTCGTTGGAGGGGTCCTCGGTGACGAGCACCTCGTCCTCCAGGTCCTTCATGGGGTCCTGCTGTCCGGACTCGATGTCCTTGACGACGTCGTCGATCTCCGGGTCGGCGAGCAGCAGCTGGTACTTGGCCATCAGGTCCTCGTAGTTCTTGATGACCTGGTCGAGCGCGGTGGCGCCAGAGGTCACCGCCGAGCGGAACTGGTACGACCGCCCACCGAAGAACGCCATCGTACCGGCCAGCGCCGTGACGAACAGCGCGACCACGCCGTTGTCGGTGTAGAAGTCCGACCCGGCCGACACAGCCGCAGTCAGGAACGTCACCCACGCAGCCGCCAGGCCACCGAGCGCCGTCCCGGAACCGATGTTCACCCCGATCTTCGGGTTCACAACGGGAGTGTTATCTGCCATCGTTACATCTTCCTCTCGAGAAGGTCGTGCGTGATTGACTTGGAACTGGCCTTCTTGGGAGCGAGCACGACATGCGCTCCCTGGTAGGTGGACATCATCACGGCGTCGCCTCGGTCCGGACTGGGCATCCCCCGCTTGCGCATGTCCTCCTTGCTTTCGACCTTGATGCGGCCTGAGGAGTTGATCTCATACCGCACAGACAGCAGCTGCGAGTGCAGCTCCTCGTCTTCGGGGTCCAGGTCGATGAGCCCCTCTTCGAACAACTGGCGCAGCCGCCACCACTGCTCAGCGCGCAAGTTGACGAACTTGGTGGGCTGGGTGCTGGCAGCCCCAGCCTCGAATGCACGAACCTGTAGCTCCTGCTCAGCCAGCCGGTCGAACACGCCTGCGCCAACGCCGATCGTATCGACCACAGCCTCGGCAGCCTTGGGTCCGTCGTTGAGGATCTTGGCGACCGCACCCGCCGTCTTCATCGTGGACTGCTTGTGGGTGGCGAACTCCAGTCTCACCACTCCACCCCGGTTGCGGTATACGACCGTCTGGTCGTCACCGTACCGAGCCACGTCCACCCCGTACGTTCCAGGGCCGAAGCCCGGCAGGTCGCGCTCGATGGCCGCCCGCACCATGGCCGGCGTGATGAGCGTGTCGTCGCTGACCTCGGGGAACAGCCCCAGGACCTTGGACGTGTAGAGCGGGCTGTTCTCTCCCCAACGCTTCTTGCGCTCGTCGACCCAGGTCTTGGACACGAGCAGCTTGGCGACCTTGTCCGGCACGGGCTCGCCCGTGTATGCCGGAGTGTCGAATGCCGAGATGCGGATGTTGTTGTAGCCCGAGCCAGGAGCGCACAGCGTCGCGAAGTGGGAGCTGGGGTCGTCCGGGTTGCCGATGGCCACGACGCGACAGTCATCGTTGGTGACGAGCGTCTCAGCCGCGTCGAAGATGTTCTTCGGTACGCCGCAGGCCTCGTCCACTACGATCAGCACATGCCCAGCATGGATACCCTGGAAGGCTGTCTCGTTGTGGTCCGCAGGCTTGAGCCCCTGCGCCACCAGCTCGTCATCACCGAAGTACCAGTTGGCGTCCAAGGTGATGCGCCCCGGCAGGGGCTGCGGGTAGCTCTTGGACTTGCGATGCACGGCGCGGATGTACCGCCACAGGATGGCCTGGATCTGCCGCCAGGTAGGAGCGGTCGTGATGACGTATGGATCCTCCTTGGTATTCAGCCACCACGCCACGATCCGGCTCATGATGTGGCTCTTGCCGGTACCGTGGCAGGACTGCACAGCCGTGAAGCGGTGATCCACTACAGACCGACAGATCTCCTCCTGCTTGGACCAGACGAACTCACCCAGCCGATTCCGCGTCCACCCGGCCGGGTCCTGGTCGTAGGGGTTGTCTGTGAGTCCTGCGCCGCGCATGATGTGCTCCGTCCAACCTGCAGGCAGGGTGGTGCGCGGCTTGTTCAGGACGAGACTCGCTCGCCATCCGCCCTTGGGGTCGTACTCCTTGATGCGAGTGACCCCAGGGACGTAGCCTCTATTGGAGCGCCGGTTGAGGCTCACTTGGCCGCCAGCTCTTCGCGGTTGGCGCGGAGGACCTCTCCGTCATGGAACATCACCATGTACTGCCCATTGAGCAGCTGATGGATCACCTGAACCTCCTGACCAGCCCGGTTGAGCCGGCCAGCATCGGTGGGTCGCCACCACACCCAGCTCCCCACTTCAAACATCCGTGATCTCCCGCGCCATGCGCAGCTGAGCCAGGGCTCGATCTGCCACCACCACGTTCGCTCGCAGACGGCTGGCGAGATCACCCTTGGTGGAGTTGGAGTTGCCACGAATGCGCAGCAGCTCCACTTCCACGATCTCGAGGAAGTCGTCAGCCCTACGGAGGATCTCCGAGCAGGGATCCGGGCTCTTCCTCCGGAACATCGTCAATAGGCTCATGACAGGCAACCTCCCGGTGCCGTCTCGGTCCAGGGGTCGAAGTGACCCGTGGAGTGGTAGTAGCGGATCGCACGGGAGATGGCCCACACCGGGTCCAGCCGCTCTGCTAGCGAGCCCCAGGTGTTGAGGAACTGCAGCAACCCCGACGCCGTGGTCCCGGGCGCATCGTTGATGGCCTTGGGATTCCAGCCAGACTCCCTGGGGATGATCTCCAACAGGCAGTACCGCCCATGGGCGTCCACGTCCTGCTGGTCGAACGCGGCCTCCACCATCGCCCTCACCCCACGCCGATCCAACACGGCGTACAGGTGGGCGGGAGTCCGCTTGAACGCGCGGACCTCGCGCAACAGCTGGCTGTACACTCGCCTCTGCCAGCGGTAGACTCCGGTCTCGTGGATGAGCTGAGCCTTGATGGTCTTCTCGACCACTCCGCTCCCGCGATACCGAACCTGCCTCGGGGTGACGCCGGCCAAGATGGCCTCCTGCACGTACTGGCGTCGGACCGCGCTGATGTGCTCGGTGTGCTGCGCTCGCGCCTTCTGCAACGGGGTGGCGTGGTCGTGGGCGTCTGCCCTCCCCACCACCATCCCCCAGAAGAACACCACGCCCAACAGAACGGCGATTCCCCACTTCTGGCTTACACTCAAGATCCAGCCTCCAGTTCGAGGAGTCGCTTCCGCACCACAGCGGGAGCTAACTCCTGTTGTTCTGCAGTCAGCTGGAGGTCGCCGAGCACAGCCTTGATCAGCTGGCCCATCAGCAGCCCCCACTGCTCCGCAGCCCGAACCCTCCGCTCGTCCAGTTGCAGCTCGAGAGCCGTCTTGGAGTAGCGCATGAGCCGGTCCATGGCTTCCTGCCTGGCGCGGATGTAGACATGCAGTGTAGCCTTGTTCGACGTCCGTGTCTCGTCGATGCTACCGAGCGAGTTGTGACCTCGTGTCCGACTCAGCTCAGTTCCGACGATGTCCTCCTCGGTGAGCTGAGCGACCGCATTGTCGAACCAGAACACCTCTCCGGCCGCGATGCGGATGCACAGGAGGATGGCCTCGGCCGCGTCGATATCAGCCCACGCACCGAACCCCTCCCAGGCCTCCTTGCGCATGCGGGATGCCTCAACATCAGGCAGCGCCCCGCCATGAGCCTTACAGGGTCCTCGGTCCGTACCAGCCACACCCCAGCCTGCTGGCCGACGACAGATACGCCCATCGGCAAGCTTGGCTCCGCACACCTGCGAGTTCAACTTCGAGGGGCGTCCCATGCGGTCACCTTACCCCTTTCCGTCGGTTGTTGGCTACTTTGCGCAGATGACGCAGGTGTAGAAGCCACATGCGATACGCGCTACGCACATGCTCCTGCCCCACCACCCACAGCCCCATCTCCCGCAACACCGCATCACTCACAGGACCGGTCTTCTTGGCTGGAGCGGGATACCACGCCACGCCCCCGCTCCATCCAATCCCCGACATCCCTCGCCCCGCCACGATCCCCGCCAAGTAACACCCAATTCTACATGACGAGATACCGACCTGCCCCGTAGACCCCATCCCCCGGAGCACAAAGTCCTCAATCACGAGCATATCCGGATTCCACATCTCGACCAGGCGATACAGCTCCATCGCACCCTCAAAGTGATCAGGCATCTGGATCTGCCCATACACCTCATCATTGCGTCCAGCCACCGCATCCGCCAGATCTACACGCTCGTCTACCCTCACCCGCGCGCACACCCAACCTGTGGTCGCGCCGGCATCAACTGCGAAAATCCGAACGTCCATAAACAGCACACTCCAATTCCATGAAACCCCTTACCCCCTTCGGGGGTAACCCTTTCCCGCGCGAGAGAGCGCGTACGCACACCCGAGGCCAACCTACTCTCTTAGCACAGCACTTCGAGAGAGCGTAGCGTACGCGCGCGAGCGAACCCCACGCATCTAACCACTGGCCTCGGGGGCGCTCGTACGCGCGGGAGCCACGTACTCCAAATGCCGAATCATGTGCTCAGCCTCAAACTGATACTTCCACAGCACACTCCTCGCAGTCTTCCTCCCGAAGCCAGCCATCAGTGCTCCGGCAGCTTCCCGCGCATCCTTCACCAGGACCTCTCCATACCGATGGATCCACCGCTCCCAATCCAGCGTCGCGGCCTCGGTACGCACCTCGCCGTCGTGCGCCAGGTACTCCCAATCTGGAATCCCCACCGCCCGCAGCTCCCCTCCACGCCACAGCGTGTACGTCTGCCGACACGTCCACGCTACCCGGTTGGCCATGCGCTTGTCCAATGCGCGGAGATCTGGCGTCACCCTCGCCGGCCAATCCCCCACCACCCGACACACCGCATACATCCACTCCAACCGCTCCAGCTGTCGCAGGGCTGCGGTCTGCGGGGTGTATCCATTCCACCCCTCAATCGCCACAGCCCCGCTAGGATCCTCTCGAAGCCCTACGATTGCCTCGAGAACCTCTGTCTGGTACCTTTTCACCCAAAGCACAATCGCTGGGCCTCCTAGGCCACGCTAGGGGGCTATACGGCCATCGTACGTACAGCCCCCTCGCCCGGTTTACACGCTACCTACCTTCGCACAGCTCCGCGCGCACGCACGATGGGCATCCGGGAGTCGTCCGGAACGAACGTCACCACGACACGGATGATCCGACCGCGACGCACCTGCCACGCCAGCCGGTACCGATACCTCACAGCGACAGACTGGCAGATCTGCATGTCGCGGACGGTCCCGCCCGCCACATACACGCCGTCCACTCGCGCCACCGTCCGCAACGTCCCCGGCAGACACACGCCACCCGTATTCCAGGTTGTCGCCACGCTCAGCACGCCCCAGCGGTCTCCTCGCACCACGGACGCCGACGTACCGGCGCTCTGCCCCATGGCCGTACCGGCGAGCACCAACGCGCCGGCCACAACACTAACCATCCACTTCCGCATCCGGAACCTCCTTCGGAGTGTACATCGGGTTGAGCGCCATGAACTGCTGGTAGGCTTCCTCACTGACGAAGTACGCCAGCGGCCTAATGCAGCCATCCATCACCACCCACAGAGCATGGCGCTTACGCCCAGGGAGGAGGCCGCTTTCGAGCCTGATGTTCACACTGCCACCGGACTCAGCTCGCCCTCGCGGATCTGGCGGAGCATCTCGTTCAGTGTCAGCGGGCTGGCATCGGCCAGCGCCTGCAGCGCCGAGGGGTCCACGCGGTACATTCGCGTCATCAGCCGGTACAGCCCAGCCGGGTCTCCGGTCTGAGCGTCGTACTCCGGCAGCCCCGGACCGGTGAACAGGTGCTGCCAGTCACCGGTGATTTCCTCCAGAATCCGCCGACGCACACCTCGTGCGAACTCAGTCTGCGCCGGGAAGCCGTGCAGCGCTCGGTGGATCTCCGTCCACTCGACCTCGTTGAAGTAGATCGCCATCTTCGGGACCATCATGCCCTCGCTGCGCTAGGGTCAGCCATCCACTCGGCCGCGTTGATCTCGTCGAACTTGCCCTCGTCCACCCGACCTCGGATGGTGCAGGCGCGGTCGAACGACGCCTTAAAGGGGCAGTGCCCCAGCTGGTAGCACACCGGCCGGAACGCGGCGTCGGCGATGTGCTGATACTGCCAGGTGGGCTGGTAGGCGCGGATCGCCATGATGATGCCGGCGAACACGACCCTCCAGACGAACTGCGCCTGGGTGCAGAGCCGGTTGCCGGCGTGCTCCAGCAGCGAGCGCAGGTTGGTGATGTAGTTGAGGCGGGTGGGGGTGCAGTGCGGGAGCAGCCCGCGAGCCTCCTCAGCGGGGACGCCGTTGTTGACGAGGTAGTCGTACACCTCCTGGATCCCGGTGATCGCTCGCTCCCAGGCTGCGGCCTCGTCGGACCCGGCACGGATAGTCAGCGGCAGCTGCACCTTCTGTGCGAGATCCTCCACCACGGCGAACCGCATCGACTCCTGCGCGTAGCACGCCGTGCGCTGACGCACCATCTGGTGCGTAAAGGCGCGGTCGACCCCCTCGATGAAGAAGTGGAACGTCACGGCCTCCAGCGGAGCCTTGAGGTGGGTCTCCATCGCGGCCTGCCAGTACTTGGACCGGTCGGCGTGGGAGATGTCGTTGAGGGAGTAGGTGGGCTTGCCCTCGTACATGCGGCACATCGCGGCGATCCCGCCCAGCGGGTCCACCGGGGCCTGCAGCAGCCGGACAGTGATGCCACCGTCCTGGATGGGTGCCTGGTAGTACTGCTGGGAATCACCCCACTTGATGATGTCAGATCCTGACACGCTTGCTCCTCGTGAGTGGAAGGATGGCCGGGCCGCAGTTGTGGCAATGGTGGACGGCAAGCGGCCCGTCTGGACCGTCCAGCTCGGACAGGATGCGGGTTGCTCCCGCGTCCCCGGCGTCAGCGCCGCAACGCACGCAACGCCAGGGGCACGGGACGCCGACCAGATCGTCCACCAGCCATTGGCGCTGGCAGGCGATGCACCACGCTCTGCGTTGCGCGTCGTCGTCCCACACGCTGGTACCGAACCGATGGCAATGCGGGCAACGTACACGGCTGATGATGAACGATGACGCCCCCGCCGAGGGCTCGGTCACCTGGTCGTCCTCACGCAAACGAACCGGCCACGTGGCCTGGCCCGCTGCGACGCGCAGTCGCATGTCGTGCATGTAGCGGATGACCGCATTACTGACCTGAACCTTGAGGTTCAGCTCTTCCTCCTGAGCCCGATACAGCGCGAAGGCTGTGGGCACGTCAGTCAGCAGCCTAGCGTCAGCCACGGTCCACCGCGCGGGCTGCTTACGAGCGTAGCTAGCGGGAACGATGAGCCTGCTCACGGCGCTCCTCCAGCAGCTGGACATCGCGGTTGTAGAACTGAGCCTCGGGCTCGGTGATGTGCGCCTCGAACAGCCCGCTCGGGTTCAAGTAGCACTCCATGCGCAGCTCGCGCAGCTCGCGGTGCCGCATGGACCACGGCTCCAGCATGATGGCGAGGTCGGTGATGTTGCCCTGCGGGTCCTCCCGGTAGACGATCTTCCGGCCGGGAGCCAAGACCATCTCGTGCTGCTTCACGACTTCTCCTTGAGTCGATAGGTTCCGCCCGGATCCATCTCAACGATGGACTCTCGGTACCACATCGAGGCGTACGGACCCCATTCGCCACGAGCCCAGTACTTACGAGACTCGTCGCCCATCTGCGCCCACACAGCCCAGTGGTGAGGCCGCTTAGCAGCCCCACCCTGAGCGTCCTGCTCTACCAGCTCCGGCTCGCCCACAGAACCATCTCCGTGCCGATGATCATGATCAGCCAGACCAAGATCAGCGACAACAGCACCACACACAGGAACGTGAACAACCGAGTGACCCAGTCTTTCGGCATGAGCTGATAGTTCTCCGTGTTTCGCCAGGGGACCTGTGTCATCAGCCCGTGACCGGCGGAGCCTCGCGACGCGGGGGCACGCACGTCACCACCCGGCGCAGCACGCGCCGACCGTCGGCCGTCACCGCTCGCATGATCTGCGTCCGGCGGAGGTACGGGGCTGGACACGTCTTCCGCTTGGGCACCGCGCAGCCGAACTTGATGCGCCACTTGATCCCGGCGGTACGGAGCGCGGTGCAGTCGCGGACCTTGGGCGGAGTCGGCGGGGGACCGTAGGTCGGCGGAGTCGGCGGAGGGTTGTCGGCCGGGGGCTCCGGCGCAGTCGGCGGGACCAACGGGCTGCAGTCCACGCTCGCGCGGGCCGCCACCGACCACGCCCCACTCCATCCGATGCGAACCAGCGCCTCGACCGTGTGGACGCCGGCCAACGTCAGCGGCACCACAACCTGCGCGGTCGGGCCGGTCCAGGTGTGACGGCCAGACACGACCTCCACCCCATCCACCAGGACGCGGTACTCGCGGGTCCGAGTGGAGGTCGGGTTGTACCCGGTCCAACCGAGCGTCGCGGCTGAGCAGTTCACCGAGGACCGCTCGGTGTCGGGGTTGGCGGCTGCCGGGGCAGCCATGACGCCGCAAGCGAGAGCCGCCACGGCGAGGGCACGAATGTTCACTGGTTCTCCTCGGAGAGGGAGTGGATGAGGTCGTCGATGTGCGGTGCGTCCGCCAAGAAGCGATACGCAAAGTCCACACAGGTCTTCAGGTTGTCGAACGTCCCGGTAACCGGGCGGATGACGATGTGATGGACGAGGCCGGTTCCCTCGATCACGTCTCCGTCGCCATGCTCGTACTCGATGTCGGGCTCAGCCCACACCTCGTAGCTGTCGCTCTCCATGAGCAGGATCGCGCCGTCACGGCCACGAATCATGTGCTTCTTGATCATAGGTTCGTCTTCCTAGTCTTCGGGGTCGATGACCCACATCTGCTGGACATAGATCTCGCGAGCGGTACGGAATCCGGGCTTGTATCCCCGGACGAGAACCACGTCGCGTCCCAACTTGGTCTTCCAGATCTGATCCTTGAACTTGGGATAGACGAACCGATTATAGCGGAGGTTCACCGTCTCGGTTCCATCGTATCCCGCGATGAGCATGAACTCGTTCAGCTCAGGGTTCTTTACCGTTGAGGGGTCCAGCTCCTCCCCGGTTCTGGCTCGGTTGGACTCGAAGATGTCTCGGAGGTTGAGGTGGACGGCGAGGCCGATCCACACGATCTCCACATCCTCTCCAGATTCGTAAGGCACCTCCAGGGCTGTGTGCGTGGGGTTGGGGAGCTGAGTATACTGGGCCACAAGGTCTCTGGCTACAGCCAGCCTACGGTCCAGTGCAGTGATGTCGAAAGGATCGTCCTTAGATGTGAACTCCTTTACCTTTGCGATCGTGGTAGGTCCGATCCCGCGCACCGCCAAGTAGTCGTCCCACCGCTTGACCGGGTTGAGCCGGCGAAACTCGATCATCTGCTCAGCCGTCTTCTGGCCGATGCCGCTGATCTGGGAGAGGCCAGCGCGGAGAACGCGGTCGTTGGGAGCGTACCAGGTAACGCGCGAGCGACGAGGGCTCGGCGGGAGCACGCGAATGCCGCGACTGACGGCGTCCCTCAGCAGCTGGCTGTGCCGGTCGATGGAAACTGCACCGGGGATCTTCTTCGCGTTGCCGGAGTCTCGAGGCGTCTTCGACAGGCTGGCAGCGTAGAACACCGCAGGGTGGTGACGCTTGAGCCACATGGTCCAGTACGCGATCAGCCCGTACGACGTGCTGTGTGCCGCGTTGAAGGCGTAGGACCCAGCCGTGATGCACATCCCCCAGATCTTCCGCGCGGCCTCCTGGTCGACGCCGCGAGCCTGAGCCCCATCCCAGAACCGCTCCCACTGACGGTTGAACTCCTGCTCGCCGTACTTCTTCGAGATGATGCGGCGGATGTAGCTCGCTGCGGTCCAGTCGAACCCACCGATCTCGGTGACGATGCGGAGGATCTGCTCCTGGTAGACGATCTGGTAGTTGGTGGGGGCGGTGATCTGCTCCAGCAGCGGGTGGATCAGCTCGGGCTGACTGGCGCCACGCTTGATGTTGATGTACTCGAAGGCAGCCCCGTTGTGCAACGGGCCGGGACGAGACAGCGCGTTGACGTCGCAGATCTCCTTGAAGGTGTCGGGGCGCAGCGCCCCACACACCGACCGCGTCGCTCGTCCCTCGAACTGGAAGATGCCGACCACGTCATTCTCACGGAAGCCCTGGATGGTCTCCTCGTCGTCCAGCGGGAGGTCATACATCTGCTCGATGGTCATGCCCAGCTGACGCAGTGCCTCAGCCAGCAGCGCCATCGTGCTCAACCCGAGGAAGTCCAGCTTCAGCAACCCCTGTCGCTCGGCGTCGTACTTGTCCATAGACACCACGTCGATGGGGTGTCCGTTCACAGTGCGGTTGATGACGGCGGTGACGTCTGAGATCGGACCGTTGGAGATGACGAGCCCAGCTGAGTGCACGCCGAACTGCTTGACGTTTCCTTCCAGGTCCATGGCGAGCGTGATCTCGGGGTGGCGCGTGAGGACCTCACCGGCTTCGTCGAACTGGCTGACTGTGTCCTCGATGGTCGCGCTCGCGCGGAGGTCACCGGAGCTGCGCTCCAGGAGGAGCCCCTTGATGACGTCGATGTCGTGCTTGGGGATGCGGTGCACCCTGGCCACATCGTCCAGCGCCAGCTTCGACTTGAAGTACGTGAAGGTACCGATGTTGCTGACGCACTCTGCCCCGTACTTCGCCACCAGGTACTCGCGCACTTCGTGCCGCCGGTCGGAGTCGAAGTCGAGGTCGATGTCGGGGAGGTCAGCTCGGCTCACGTCGATGAACCGCTCGAACACCAGGTCCGGGAACAGCATCGGGTTGATCTCCGTGATGCGCAGCAACCAGCACGCCAGCGAGGCAGCCGCAGAGCCACGTGCCGGGCCGACGACGATGCCGTGGTCCTTGGCGTAGCGGACGGCGTCCGACACAATCAGGAAGTAGTCCGTGAAGTCCTTGTCCTCGATGATGGCGACTTCTTTGCGGAGCTGAGTGCGGTACCTGTCCTGCTCGTCAGCGGGCAGCTGGTCGCACTTGCGGTATGCCCAGCCAGCCTCCAGCCAGTCGCGCCACACTTCGCTGCCAGGCCGGCCATCGTCAGACGGGTACCTCACCATGGGGAGCTTGGGGAGGGTGACGTTGCACTCCTGCGCGATCAGCTCGGTATTGACGACAGCCTGCACAGCCTCTTCATGACTGAGCCCGGTGTCGCGCAGCTTCCGGTAGACGGACCTGTCGTTGGGCGGAGGGCACAGCTGAACGTCATAGCCCCAGTCCCGCGCCATCTCCTCCAGCGTGCGACGCTCACCGGGGCGGATGTTGTGGAGGACCTGCTGGATCTCTGACTCGGTGTAGACGGTGTAGTGGCAGTCCAGCGTCGCCACCAGCGGGATCCCCAGCTCGCGCCCGATACGCGCAATCATATGGTTCGCACGACGGGTGATCTCCAGTTCGGGGAAGGCCTGAACCTCAAGATAGTAGGCGTCCCCGAGCCAACGCTTGAACCGGCGAGCGAGCGCCTTGCCACGAGCGTAGCTCGCGTCCTCGGGGGCGATGTGCTTCCCGCCGACGAGGCTGGTGAACAGCGCCGACCCCGTACACCCGGAGAGGACGATGAGCCCCTCCTTGTGCGCATTGAGCATGTCCCAGTCCACCGTCGGCTCGTAGTAGAACCCAGCTGAGTTACTCAACGACACCAGCCGCATCAGGTTGCGATACCCGATGTCGTTCTTCGCGAGTACGGTGAGATGGTTCTTGCGCTGGGTGGCTTCAGGGCCGACCTTCCCGGTATAGATCTCGCATCCGTAGATCGGCTTGACGCCGGACTGCTCTGCAGCCGCTTCGAGCTTGACGTGGCTGGCGATGTTGCCGTGCTCGGTCATGGCGAGCGCAGACATCTGTAGCTCCTCAGCCCGACGGATATGAGCCTCGGGGAGCCCATACCCGTCCAGATAGCTGAAGGTGCTGTGGTGATGCAGGCTGACGAACCGCATCGGCTTGCGGTTACCGACTCTGCGGGAGGCGATGCTCCGCTGGCGCATCTCACGCCGCACCAGGACTGGATGGTCGTGGTGGCAGTGCTCGAACGCCTTGCCCTTGATGTGTTCGTTGCCGAGGCCCATTTCAGAACTTGAACCTCTGCGGAGGCTTGGGCGAGAATACCACAGCAAGCCAGGCCAGCACACAGACCAGCCCCAGCGAGCCCAAGATGATCCACCCGATAACCAGGGCCACTGTGTTGAGGAAGTCGATCACGGCATCAGCCCCAGCAGGTAGCGGGCGGCGAAGACGTTGTAGTTGATGCCGTCCAGCGCGGAGTCCAGCGCCTCGGCCTCAGCGCTCGGTGTGGGCTGAGTCACGGAGTGCATCAACCGAGCAGCCTTCGAGCGGACGTGATGCGTGGCGTCAGCAACATCGAAGCTGGCCCACAGGTCGCCACGCTGCTCGTTCCGGTTGACGTAGATCTTCAGCGCCCTGAACATGACGTCCAGCTGCTGCCGGTTGGTCAGTGTGTCCGGGATGCCGAGCATGTCCAGGGTGGCCCCGATCGGGTCCGGGGGCGGGAGGCTCATGCGTGCTGCTCCTTCCATTTGTTGATACGGTCTATGATGTACAGCTCCGCCTCGCGGAGCGTGAAGACCGTGCGCTCGTGGATCAGCCCACGGTTCCAGTGGTTCCTACGGAGGAACCCTACCGGACCGAACTGGCGTTCGGCGGAGTCCAGCTGCGACTTGAGATCGTCCAGTACTGCCACCACGCGGTCGGGGTGGACGATGCCGGCGAGGACGGTGTACTTGTCCTCGTCGTAGAGCAGCCCGTCGTACTGGATGCGATGACGCTGCAACCAGTGCCGCGTGTCGGGGTCGGTTGAGTCCAGCCGCAGGTACGGGCGGGTCGTCGTGATGAATACCTCCGCCTGCGTCCGCAGCGAGTACATCAGCTGGTACGCGAACGGGTCCACCGGCATGCACCGCTTGCCTCCGCCCTGGCGATAGGCCAGCTTGACCTCGCGGTAGGTGGCCTTGGGGATCCCGAGCGAGTCGCTGAACTCGCCGACTCCGTCGTAGTCACGCGGCAGCGAGTGCCCGAGGTACGCCTCGGCGAACTCGATGAAGTGACCGTGGTAGTCTCCGAGGGTGCCGTCGATGTCGATGGCGACCACAGGGAGGATCGGCCGCGAGCACTTAGTGCAGAGCATTCACGACCTCATCCCACACGTCGCTGAGGAGCACGTTCTTGTCCCACTTGCCGAACCGGCCGACGTTGAGCCAGTCAGCCTCACCGAACTGCATCTGGCTCGGGATGGCCACGGACACCGGCTTGGTGATGCGAATGGAGTCCGGGCTCATGGGTGCGCCAGACTCCCACCACGCCTTCCCGAACAGGCAGCTGTAGCGGCACCCAGGGGTGTGAGGCTGTCCGTCGTAGATGATGGAGTTCTGCCCGATGCCAGTGGCCGGCGTCACGTACACTTCCACCGATCGGTAGTTCCAGTTGGGGAACAGCGCCTTCAGCGGAACAGCGTTGATGACGTAGTCATACTCGCCGACCAAATGGAGCGGACTGAGCGGACCGAGGACAGCGGGCTGGATGAGGTCCTCGTACATGTCCCACAGATATCCGTACCAGCGCACCAAGTCCCACGCGTCCACGGGCTCGTTGTCGGCGGGCATTGAGTCCCAGCTGACCGGCGCCATCAGGTCGCCGTAGACCTTGAGCGCGTAGTACTCCTTCAGACCGAGACGACGATACAGCACAGCCCCGTCCGGCCCCAGCTCCATCGGGGTGTTTGGGATCGGCTTGTGCAGGTACATCGCGCCACCCACCGGGGACGGATGCTTCTTCGAGAGAATGGCCACGTCATGCCCAAGCGAGCGGCAGGCGTGCGCGGCAATCAGGCCAGCAGGCCCAGCCCCGAGCACGGCGATGTTCATCAGATTGCCTCCAGCTTCGTGTTCGGAATCCAGGCTCCGCTCTTGCGAGGGAACTGGATCCACAGATTGATGTAGGTCCGGCAGTCGGACTCGTATCCCGCGATGCTCAGGGACACCTGCCCCTCAGCGCCGACGGGGATGGTGTTGCCGTACTGGGTTGTGTGCGCCTCGATCACGCGAACTTTCGATCCGCGCTTGATGGGCTTGGTCACCTTGTCTCCCTGAGGATGTCATGGAGGGCAGGCTCGACCTTGATGTTGCCACCCTCCTTACGAACCATGCGAGCGGTCCACAGCGTGTTGATGATGAGGTTCGCCATGTCCCGGTGGACGTTGAGAACCTCCTCGAGATCCGGTCGGCGGAAGCTGGGGTTCGAAGTCAGGAACTTCGAGAGCCCAGGCTGCTGCCGGATGTAGTCGCGGATCTGAGCGGTGTTCTGGTCTGCATGCTCGGCGTCGGTGATCAACTCATGACTGCGTTCCCGGTAGCCGAATCCCTTCATCGAGTACAGCGTGTCCATGAAGGCCACAGCGTCCTTGACGTGCTGGCGTGTGACGAGGATGGACTCGTAGTCCTCTGTAGAGCTGAATGTGCGGGCGGCGAGCGCGACCGCCACGCGAGCGATCTTCATGCGGATGTCAGCAGGGAGGACCAGCGGAGGGTCGTCCACATACCGCTCACCCATCTCCTGAGCGAGCCGGTACACGCACTGCTCCGCGCCTTCCGCCCACACCACCTGGTCCTCGGTCCGCGACCACACCCAGCGTATCAGCGCCTGGCATGCTTCAGCGGTGTGGGTGAGGCTGGCAGCGTGGTAGGTCTGGTTGATGACTTCTGTCGCCACGTCGCCAGCCGCCACAGACATCGCCAGGTCGAACCGGCGGATATCCTCGTATGCACCGATGAGCGGCCGGATAGCCTGGATGCCGTAGGTGTAGTCGCGCATCTTGCCCTGCCGAGGATTCCCCAGCCACAGGAGTCGTGTCCGAGCGTGTGTGCGCTCCGTCTGGATCTTGGTGAGCTCAGCCAGCCCGCTGCTACGGATCTGAGACATAGAGCTGATGTCCTCAGTGCTCAGCCCGCTCACCTCATCGAGCACGACGAGCCGCCGGTCGTTCAGCGGTATTGCGCCCCATGTGATGGCCCACTCATTCGACTTCCCGCCGAACTGCTGCAGACCACCGACGACGCCGGCCAACGACGCCGTCTCACACGCCACCACCTCACCCGCCCCGTAGTGCGCAGCGAGCCGCTGGCTGGTCTCCGACTTACCCGTACCAGTGTCCCCCACGACCAGCGCCTGCAGCCATCCTCGGGGCTGTAGCTCACCGTCAAAGCGGAACGCCAACACGCTATGCCACACCAAGTCCATCAGCGCGTGCATCTCGGTGCGTCCGTAGATGCGTGTCACTCCGGCGCTCAGCTCGCGTGCGATGTCGCCCAGCTTGCGGAGGGGGCGCTGGTTCCCGCGCGGACGGAATCGGCGGAGCAGCTTGATGTCCTCCTGCCGGAAGTCGAATGCATCCACAGAGGTGCGCAGCGGGCTGAGGTCCCACGCGAGGAACTCATTGCCCTGTGTGCGCGGATCTACATGCAACGCTCCGACCACCTGGACGGTGTTGTTGGGGAGGGTGTCGTGACGTCCGACCGACGTGATCTTGATGTTCTTGTATGCGCCTGCGCCATCCGCATTGGTGTGCTCTACAGACGGACGAGCGTACAGGGTCTCAATGGCCTGGTAGCGAGTGACCGTGATGTCGAGCTTGTCACACTTCACCGCGCCATACGTTTCACGGATGAGGTTCGTGAGCTGCGGCTTGGTTGAGTTGATCATCTCGAGCACGATGGGATCGCCGCGTTCGATGTCGAGTGTGTCATCCCCCTCAGCCCCGAACAGCGGACAGCGCAGACACTTCTCCCCGGCGTCGCGTGTACAGGTCAGCTCGACCTCCTTGGGCACCGAGTACCCAGGCTCGCGCTTCCCCTTGATGGTGACGGTGAGCCGCAGCGGCTTACCGAGTCGCTCAGAGTCGAACGAGTCCAGCACGTCAGCGTCATACGGGTCCAAGGTCTCGGGGTGCAGCTTATCCGAGTCCCAGGGGAGTGCGTCCGCGAGCAGCCGCTGGAACTGCTCGGGGGTACCACCCTCCGTCCAGAAGTCCGAGAGATCCTTGCCATGCTTCTCCGTATGCGGGAACGGAAGCACCACCACCCTCACCTCGGCTGCAATGCGAGCCAGGGCTCGACCGACCTTGGTGTTGGCCTTGGATCCGGTGTCGTCACAGTCATGGCAGAGATAGACCACTCTGTCCTTGAACAGCGTATTCCAGGAGCCCATCCAGGTCCCAGCGCTGGCGGTGCGGGTGATCGCGGGGAAGCCAGACTGGATCGTGATGAGTGCGTCCCACTCACCCTCACAGATGATGATCTGCTGCGGATCGCCGGCCATGATATCGATCGGATAGAGTCTGGGCTCACTGTGCCCGCGCACCTGCCAGATCTTCCGGCCCGTCCGCTGCGGATTGAGGTCATAGAACCGCACATTCACCAGCTGGCCTTCCGCGTCACGCACAGGGATGGTGAAGACCCCTTGGTCATCGTCCCATCCGATCTCATAGTTCTTCATCGTATCACGAGTGATGCCACGCCGGCCAACCAACATACCGTGTAGCGACTCGTCCCTCAGCAGCCGCCGACTCCAGCTCGCGACTACTTTCTCACTCGGAAGATCCTCGTCGCCCGTCCTAGTCTGCTGGCTCCCACCAGGAGGCGGAGCCCAATCCTCGTATGCCTTCACGAGATCCTTGAGGCTTCCTCCACCGCACTTGCCACACCACCACACTCCATTCTCGAAGTTGACGGTGGCGCTCCGCCGGGAGTCGGGATGAGTAGGACAGTACATGTCCTGCTCACCCCGCTCGCGCGGCGGACCAGCCAGATAAGGCGCGAGGAGCTTCTCTGCGCTACTGGGCACCGGACGACTTGGAGTCGATGAAGGAGTACATCACGGACCGCACCGCAGCGATGTGCCGCTGAAAGCTGCGCGGTTCGACCTTCACCTTCTGCTGCTCGTAACGAGCAGAGATCTCGCGGACGCGCTTGGTGTTCTCGAACACCCAAGACACACGCGTGTCCTCCGGATCGTTCGGCAGCAGCCACTCCATACGGAACTTGTGCCCGTCCATGTCGAGCACGGCAGCCAGTGACATGTCGGTCGTGCGGAAGTCATCCGACTCCGACGACTCGATGAGAAGCTCCTCGGCCACTAGAGCCCCTCCTCCGACTCCTCGTCGTCGGCCTCCAGCCGCGCCACGAGGGCATCCTTCTTGCCGATGGTCTTCAGGCCGCGCGACTTGCACTCGGCCTTGAGGTCGGCGAGGTCCCACTCCTCGTACGGGAGCGTCTCCTCCTCGTCCTCGTCCTCGTCCTCGTCCTCGTCAGAGGACTGGGCCTCCTCGATCGCGGTGATGAGCTTCTTCCGCTTGAGGGTGTCGGACTTGGCCTTCCCGAAGATCTCGTCCGGGTCCAGCTCCATCTCCTCGGCGACCTCGATCAGCTCATCGAGGTCCATGCCGGAGAGGTCCATCTCCTCACCCTCCTCATCGTCCTCCTCGGGCTCGTCCTCGGGCTCGTCGTCGTCCTCCGCCTCCTCGTCCAGCGGCATCATGCGGCCGACCTTGGGCGAGGGCTCGCCGTTGTAGGTGTCCGGCTTCAGAGCGATCTTGATCGTCTGGCCGACGAGCTTGTCGGTGTCGAGGTCGCCGGCAGCCTTCTTCGATCCGGGCTTGACGAGGCCGACAGCCTCCAGGAACTCACGCAGCTTCCACGCGGCCTGCGCGGACTCCACGTTGATGTACTCGAACACGGACGCATACCCGGTCCACTTCTTGCCGACAGCCTTGAACTTGACCTCCAGCCGCTCGTCCTTGCCAGACGGCTTCGTGAGGTCGCAGGCCTCGATCTTCATCTCGTACACCGCCGGGGCGGGCAGCCGCTTCATGCCGCCGGTCTCGACGTCAGACACGTTGAACTTCAGCTTGGCCATGTGAGGCTCAGCTCCTCTTGGTTGCGCGACGCGGGGTGCGTCGCTGAGTGGTGTTGCCCAGACCGAGGTTCTGCATGATCTTGCTCATGGTCGGGTCGAGCATCTCGGAACCCAGCAGGTCGGTCTGATCCTTGGCGTGGTAGTCGGGGTTGGCGTCGAACTTGAGCACACGCCTCCCCTTGGAGTCGAAGGTGTAGTAGCCGACGACATTCATGTACCCACAGATCTTCTGGGGCATTCGCTGCCCCTGGATCCATGGCATGGCGAGCACCTCTCCGGTCTCCGGATCCGTAGCGTCGAAGGGGTGCGCCGTGATACCGAAGTTGAAGCCGGGCAGCTCCACCACGTCTCGCACCCATCGTGCCAGCCGGTCCATGTTGATGCCGTACTCGCCCTTGTCGAGCCCGTAGCGAGCGCGATGCGGCTTCTCAGCCACCACCCTGTCCCAGATGTCGTCCAGACCGATATCCTGGAACAAGCTGATCGAGTCCAGCCACACCCAGGGATGCTTGCCAGAGCTGGCCTCGTGGCGCAGGTACTCGAACGCCTCGTTCATGGTGTCCCAGTCGCGCATCACCCACTCATACACATTCTTCGTACGGATGGAGCGTGTGTGGTCTACGGGCGGACGCAGGATCAGGGTGTCCGGCCACCCGCCGACCAGGCGTGTCTTGCCGATGCCAGGCCGGCCATAGAGCATGAAGTTGATCTTCTTGTCCTGGCCGATGAGCTTGGGTCCGCTACTGGACACGCTGGCACCAGTCCGGAATCCGCGCTCGGAAGAACACTTCCATGAGACCTCCAATCTGAGCCCTGAATCGGGGATACTCTTCCATGGGATGTCCCATGCGGATCACCAATGCGTCGGCTCCTCGGTTGATGAGCTCTTCGATGTTGCCGACCTCGATGCAAGCTCGGCACAGCGTGCACGCGAACCACACCGGGTCCATGATCGCCGGAGGCAGCCCGCTGGCCTCTGTGATGATGATGGGGCCGACCGTCTGATACAGCCAACCGCTCGTCAGGTCGGGCTCACCGCAGAAGTCACAGCGGTATGTCTGCTTGGGCACGGGCACAATCACCGCTTGCCCTCGTCGTAGATCTCGTGATCGGCATACGGGTCCCAGGTCTTCATGACGGAGTCACGGAACGACTCCCAGTCAGCCCCGACCTCGTGCAGCTCGCACATGTCGCGCATGCTGCACATCGAACACGAGTTGCGCCCCGGCTCCTTGTACACCAGGTCAGGATTCGCCCTGAGCTCCTGCATCCTCAGGAACTGAAGCTTGAACCGCTCGATGAGCGCAGCGCGGTCGTTGGGTGTACGGTACGTCACCTCGCGATGGAACAGCGGCGGAGGCTGGTTCTTCGACACCGAGCCAGGGTAGTCCGGTCCGAACTCCTTGAGCTCCTTGGCGGTGGGCTTGTTGAGGTAGAGCCCAGCCTCATTCTGCGGGCGGTCGTCGCGCTTGGCCTTCCGCAAGAAGGTGTACACGATCCCCTCGAGATCCTCGTTGGGACCGATGATGCCCTGCTTGCGCAGCCACCAGGGAGCGAACGCCCAGTAGCTCCCGTTCTGCTCGTCCAGCAGCAAGTGGCTGGTCTGGATCGACTTGGCAGTCTTGTAGTCGTTGAGGAACAGCCGCAGATTGGGTCGGTACCGCCACACGCCGTCGAAGGTACCGACAGCGTAGCAAGCCACCTTCCTGTCGATCTTGATCGGGACGCGGAACACCTGCTCAGAGGCAATGACTTCCCACTCGTCGTCTTCACCGAAGTGATCGACGTAGTTGTTCATCATCTCGACACCCAGCTCGAGAGCGTCGTGCCACGTACCGTCTTCATCCTTGAAGCCGTACTCCCACTGAGTCTTGAGTTCATCTTCGTAAAGCTGCTCGAACGTCTGAGCAGGATGCGGGCCGCGCTTGATGCCGGGTGGATACCGCAGCTCCAGCGCCTTGTGGATCAGGGTGCCGAATCGCAGCGGAGGCGCAGCCGTCTTGGGGGCGAGGTGTTCCACGTATGCCCACCACCAGGACTGCTGGCATCGGGTGAACGTGGTACGCTCGCTGGTGCGGACGAGAGGTCTGGTCATCGCTCCTTCTATGATCGTCTTCGTAAGGGTTGAGCTGGGGTCGTCCGTCCGGGGTACGACCCCAGCTCTGCGCGTGTGCAGCAGGCTCTCACCTGACCTGGGAAGCCTACCCTACTAGGTACGCGCTGAGCAAATTGTTGGGGTTAGCAGGCACTTCTTGTATTGCAGCCCTGCGCGCAACGGGGTCCAGCCCCCACAGCCGCCAGCGCCAGCGCCGGGCAGCATTGGTGTGGATGCCTGAGCCGGTAGCGACGAGCGACGTGCGCCGCACCGCGTCCACCTCGAATGGATAGGCCAGCTCCAGCGTCGGAGCCCTGCGCCTTCCGGCGAACCTCTTCACCCACACCGGCCAAAGGTCAGCTGTGACAGTGTCGGTGAGTCCCTCTTCCAGCCATCGATCCTGATCGTTGTACGGGACGTGGCGATGCAGCACCTCGTGGAGGAATGCGTACATCGATGCTTTGGACCACGGCCGCTTGCCGCGATGGACAGCGAACGAGCGGATGTTGATCGCCAGCACGCGCTGGACCTCGGTGTAGTTGGCGGCGAGGTCGCCGGGTGCCCAGGGCACAACTGCCCAGGCATCGTCGAATGTCACGCTCGGAGATGTGAACTGGTCCACCGCTCGAACCTCTTTGGGCTCCAATGTGACCCCTGTCACCTGGCTCACCCAAGCAGCTGTCTCGACAGCGAGCTGATTCTCCGGGGTGGTAGCGATCCCGGCGCGGATCGGCCCCATCAGTGCCCACAGCCCTATTACGACCAGGGCTGCTGTAAGAACATCACGCCGAGTCATCACTGATTCTCCTTGTACGCCTTGCGGCGCTGGTCGAGGGTGTCTACGTTGATCTCTGTCTTGGTCTCGAGAAGGTCTTTGATGATCTCGTCAACGGTGTTGACGGTCCAGTAGTAGTAGATGTCCATCTGAGCCTGACGAGTCCGCCCCCGACGATCGATGCGGAACTCGACCTGCTCCTGGTCGTCGGGGTCCCAGGTCACCTGCAGGATGTGAACCGAGTCGGCGCGGTCGAGGTCGATACCGAGCCCGCCAGCGAAGGTATTGATCAGCATGACGCGTGGACCGCCATCCTGCTGGAAGGCTGCCTGCGCCGCGTTACGCTCGCTGGGCTTCTGCTTCCCGGTGATGGTGAGGTATTCAATGCCAGCCTGAGACAGACGAGCCTCAACCGCAGCCAGGAGCTGATTCTCAGGAGCGGCAATCACGACCTTCTCATCACCGTCCTCGTCCGCTCCGCCAGTGATCCCTCGGATCTCGAGCTGCTGCATGAGCTGGTCGATCTTCCCAGACATATCGTTACGGTAGGTCACCTTGCCGTCGATGTCCTCGATCTCACAGCAAGCGATCTGCTTCAGCCGGAGGTAGGCAGACAGGTGGTTCTCAGCGGTGATCCGCGCACCAGAGTCGAGCTTGGAGTCCATCGTCTTGTCGAAGTCACGGTACTGACGAGCCTGCGACGGACGCATCTTACACCACACGTCGTGCACTCGCGGCGGAGCGTTGGTCCGGGTCTCGGCTCGCGTTCGACGGACCATGTGCCGCGCCAGCGATGCGTAGAACTCGTCCTCCATGCCAGCCTTGATCTTGGGGAGGAACGTCTTGCCAGATGCGGCCCAGTGGTTGTCCTCAGACTCCATCCACCGCTCCATCCACTGCCACTGGCTGGTGTACTCGTGCGGGTCGATCCAGTTGAGCGTGCCCCAGAGGTTCATCGGGTTGCCACCCATAGGCGTCCCGCTCAGCGCCCAGCGACGTTCGGTGTGGAGCTGGCTGAAGCCCTGATGCGCCTGCGTCCGGCGATTGGAGAGTCCGACCTTGCGGAACTCGTCGATGATGACAGCGCCCCAGCTGATCGCGTGCAGCTCGGGGTATGGCGCCACCAGCGGGTGCTGCAGTTTCCCATTGGACATGGCCGGCTCAGCAGTGCGGTCGCGCTTCAGCCTGATCATCTCCGGATTGACACACAGCCAGAACTGACGCCCCTCGGCTGCCAGCCGCGCGGCCTCGGCCACAGCGGTCTCGCGTTGCTTGAGGGTCTCTCCGGTCAGGACGATGGCATCGGGGATCCAACGCTTGATCCTGAGCTCCCATGTCATCTGCAGCGTCGTCACCGGAGCCGACACCAGCACCGGACCGCTCACCTCAGCCTCAAGCACCGTCGCGATCAGGATCTCCGTCTTGCCGATACCGGGCTGGCTGCCTTCGATGGCGTTGCGCTCGGCGAGGTAGGCCACGTTGGCTCGCTGCGCGGCGTCCAACCAGTCGGCCATCTTGGCCGGGACGTTGTGCAGCTCGGCGTCGTCAGCGGTGGCCAGTCGTCCGAGGTTGCGCTCGGCGCGGATGGCCTGCTGCCCCCACGCCTTGAGCGCTGGGCCGAGCACCAGCCTGCTACCGAACAGGCCGCGCAGCAGCCGCCCCGTCTCCAGCGACAACGGAACCATCCACACCTTGTGGTCGTGGTTCCACTTGCGTCCAGGAACAGCCTTGATCGTTGCGATGTCAGCCTTGTCGTACGGGAAGCTCACCCCGATCCGCTTGGACCGGGGCAGCTCGAAGATCTCGGCGTAAACCTTGCTCATCAGAATCGTAAGTCCTAAGTCGTGTTCGCGATGCGCGAATGATACTGCATCGTCATCGCGTTGGCTACTGCCCTACGCGCGGGCTCGCGCGTACGCACGCCCCCGAAGCCACCCCTCCAACCAGAGCACCTCGCTCGCGCGTACGCGCTACGCGCTCTCGAGGACTTGTGCCTAGAGAGTGGTTGGGCCTCGGGTATGCGTACGCGCGCGCGAGGCACGATCCTACCACTAACGCTTACGACGACCGCCGAATCCCTTCAGATTCTCGTCGTTGGGGATGACTGCGTCGTGGACCTGCGGATAGGCCACCTGGAACCCCGACCGCCAGTAATGGCACTCAGCTGACACACACGCCTCCACGATGTACACCGGGTCGCCCCAGTGCTCGCGAGCGTCCTTGGTTCGCCGGGGGTGGAGCCTGTTTCCACATCTAGGACAAGTCGCCATCTAACCCTCCCATTCCAGGACCCGGCGGAGATCCGCAAGGTAGTTTCGATGTGTACGATAGTCCGGAGCGGAGCGATGGATCATCACTCCGTCTGGGCTGCCCGCGCGACGGATCATCCATCCATGCCGCTTGGGTTGGACGATATAGCCGTCATGTTGAAGCCGCTTGATCAACTGCTTGATCTCCTTGGCGCTGTTGGCCACCACTGCTCCTACGATTGCGTTATAGGTGCCTAGCGTGGGCTAGGAGCCACTACGACTGTGGGAGAGGTGTAAGTACCCTCTCCCACAAGTCAAGACCATCTACCAGCCGTTACGCTCGGCACACACCGGCCCGATCCCACGGGCACGGCTCTCGTCGTTGGTAAGCTGCCGGCCACACACACCGCAGCGGCCGATCTCGTGGCCGAACCGCGCAGCCGCCAGAGCCGGGTCCTCGGCGATACGGTCAACGATCTTCGACGCGCGGCCGATCCGCGACTCGTCCGGGCCATGCACGATCCGCAGCCCCCAGGCTCGCGGGCTGCGCGTGCCGAGCCACAGCTTGAAGAACGTGACGTCGTTGATGTAACGGTCGTCGTCGCTGGTGTCGAGCGCATAGCTGCCCTCGGGGATGAGCCGGCCATCCGGCGTCTCCAGGTAGCGACGGCCATCGCGCGTCGCGACATTGTACAGCTCGCTCCGGCTCGCAGGGGTAGCGTCCGGGTCGGCTCCGGAGGGAACGTCGCGGAGCGGCAGCCGCTTGAGCGCGTCGATCCAAGCAGACGCTTGCGCCACGGTAAGGGTCTCCGCCGTGCGCCGCATAGTGGCGATGTACTCGTCCACCTCCTCCGGGCTCATGGCCTGCGTGGCAGCGTAGAACTTGGGGCTGGCATCGAGGTTGCGCTCGCGCAGGAGAGCCTGGAGGTACTTGGCCTGGGCTGGGGTCGCCATGATCTTGCTCCTATGATTGTATGTCGTAGCTGGTGCTGCCGGGACAGTATAGCGCAGCCCCCACCGAGTAGGTAGGGGCTGGCTGTTACTTCTTCTTCTTGCCGTGGAGTCCGCCTCCGTCAGCAACCATCGCCATGATCTGGGATGTGGTGAGCTTGCTGAGCAAGAGGTCGTCTCCTGTGCTCGGGCGGATCCGCGTAATGCGGTCCTTGTGGATCGTCCGCAGGCCGCCAGTCGTACACCAGACCTGGAGGAGCCCCGTCTCCTCCGAGTACTGCTTCAGCACACGAATGGCGTAGTTGTCCTCCCAGTCGGCACCCTCACCACCGTCGTAGAAGACGGTGATGGTGGTGCCTTCCAGGATCTTCGCCCGCTCCTCGTGGGACAGACCCTCTACGAAGGGTCCGGCACACCCTTGGTCCGCTTGGCGCCGGGGGCGGGGCGGGTGACCTTGCCCTTGGACGGGGCACGGCGGGTGGTGCTGGCGGCCTTGGCCGGCTTCGCGGGCTTCTCGGCCTTGGGCCGCGCGGAGTGGACCTTGGTGATCTCGCCGTCGTACATGGACTTCACGGTCGGCTCGGAGATCCGCTCGCCGTTGATCCGCAGCCGCGCGGCGATCGCGCCCCAGCTCAGCAGGTCCTCGTCACGCGCCTCGGTGATCGCGGCCGGAGCCTCATCCTTGGACTTGACCTTGATCTGCAGCTTGGGCGTCTCCTCGGCCTCGTGGACCATGAGGAGGAACGCGGCCTTGCCCGTGGGGATGCCGAGGTCCTTGGCCACGGCGGAGACCTTCTCGTCGCCCTCGACGGTCCGCTCGACCAGCGCCTCGGTCAGCGCGGCGTCGTCGTGCTTCCGGCGGGAGTCGGTCTTGGGCTCGTCGTTGGTCTCGGTCTCGACCGGAGCGGGCTTGGGCTTGCGGGTACGGGTGGTCTTGGCGGGTGCCATGTTGTTCGCCTCCTTGGCGGCCTTGGGTGTGCGACCTACACTGCATGTCTACATCCGCGCCAGGAACTATGCCCGAACCTCGACAGCCCCGCTACTCTTATCGAGCAACGGGGCTGAAGGAAAAGTCTGCTATTTGCGGAGATCTTACCGAAGCGTCGCGCATGGGTAGAGCTGCAGCCGCTGCCGTCGGCGCTCGCGCGATTCCAACGAAAGCTGGTATGCACGCACCTTCTGCGGATTGGACTCTGCGACGATCTGCGCCTTGAGACTGGCGATGGTCTCTTCGTTGTCGTCGGCGAGGAGGTAGCGGATGACGTTCCCGCGCTCACACGCATCGAACAACCCCTGCTCCAGCTGATCTGCGTTGTTGTTGGTATACATGATGAGCGCGACAGAGTTCATCGCTGAGAAGATCACGAATCCCAGCAGGCTGAACACCAACAGTTTCTTGACGGTACGTGCGGGGAGATCACTCATTGCTTACCACCATCCGATGAATCGTCCGAAGACGATGAAGATGACCGTCCAGTTCGCTGTGACCCCGATGGCGATCGCAGCTGATAGAGCACTTCGAGAGCGAGGACCGGAGGAATCAGCCCTGCGAAGAACATGCACCCGACCACCAGCACCGGGTCCCCATTCCCTGTCACCACCAGGTACACGAACGATCCCGTCCCCGTCAGGAACGCCGTGATGGTGCTGAACGCCACCCAGGGTCTGGGGCGCCAAGTCCGGACGCCCCTTTCTACCGTCACTGTTCACCTCTCACCCCTGCATCGATCAGCATGTCAGGTTCCCTCCTGTCACGGACCGATGAACGAGACGACCATGTGGAGGTCATACGCCGAGCCACCCCCTGCGTTCGGCCGGAATCCGAACTGCATCGTCGCGTTATTGGCCAGCGCGAGGAACACGATCGTCCTGGTGAAGTTGCCCTGCTGGTCCATCAGCTCCAACCCTGCGTTCCCGGGGTGGTCGATGTTCGACCCTGAGAACAGCAGCTCCACGAATCCGGAGGTGATGACGTTACCCCGCACCGTCATGATGTAGCTGCCAGCGAACGGGAGCACCACATTGGCCGAGTTGGGAGCGTGCATGCCGGCCGTGTCCTGAACCTCAGTGGTCCAAGGCACAGCATAGTAGACACCGCCGGTCGTGAGGTCGATCCCAGTGATGTTCGTCAGCGAGCACTTGGGAACGGTGAGCACGTCCGATCCGCCGGGGCGATGCTGGCTGACGTGAGTTCCGGGGGCAGCCTGGCCAGCGCCGGAGCCCAGCGCCCGGAGCGCCTCGGTCCCAGCGCCCGCACCGCTGCTCGGCTTGAGCGAGGTGTTGATCTTGGCAGCCGTGACCGAGTTGTCCAGGGGCTCGACCTGCTGACCGAAGCGCGGGTCGTTACCGGCAGCGGCCTGCTGCGCCCCGGTACCGAGGCTGCGGAGGGTGGCCTGCGCGGCAGGGCCGTCGGAGACCTGAGCCGCGTTGATGGTGACCCATCCGGTGCCCATGTCGTAGTACAGGGTGCCGTTGTCGGTTGCATAGTAGAAGCGAGCCTGCTTGCCAGGCTGCGCTCCGGAGCTGGCCGGACGGTTCGACAGAATGCCCTGTCCGTAGATCACAGTCTGGGCATCCAGTGCCTGGGCCAGCTCCATGATGTCCTGAGGGACATCGGCCGCGTCCGTCAGCGACGGATACGGGAGGCTGAGGCGGGTGGTGTTGGGCAACGGGTCCTCCCTCGTTACTGATTAGCGCGGACGTCAGCGTACGTCGCGAAGTTGTCCTTGACTGCCTGGTAGTCGGCGTTGTCGGTGCGGAGCTTGAGGTAGTCCTGACCCTCGTACACCTGGTGGAACAGGGCGAGCCCTGCGGGCTTCTGAGCCTGGAGCGCAGCCAACACGCGCACCGGGTCCGGAGTCTCAGCGGCGTAGGTGATCACGGTGATCCGGTATGCACTGCCATCCTGCTCGCGGAACAGCACGCGCTTCTGCCCGGTGAGGAACACCTGGGCAGCAGCGATCATCGCTCCGGGGCTACCTCGGCGGAAGCCACTGACAGACGTGATCAGCTGGCGCATGATGACCGGCTCAGACACGCCCCGTGGAATCGTCACTCCGACGAACTGCGCCAGCCAGGGCAACGCCTTGTCGGGGATGAGATCTGGATCCATCACGACAGACCAGCCAGGCCTGCCGCGAGTACGCACGACGGTCGAAATGAGACCCTCATCCACGACGACGACGCGCGTGTCCGGAACGTCTCGAGCGAGATCCTCAATCTCCTGGAACGGAGCAGCCACTGCCGAGATCAGCTTGGCTCCTGCCCAGTCGTTCGTGGGATCTCCGTACAGCGCGGGCTCCAGCATCCGCCGCAGCTCACGCGCGTAGCTCTCGAGGATCGGCGAGCCGTCAGGGTTCTCAGTGTCGCCCGGGATCACCGGGGGCGGAGGGGGCGGAGGAGTGATCCCTCCGCCGAACAGCAGCGGCAGAGTCATGATTTATGCCTTGGTCGTCAGGAGGCTCAGCGCCGGAAGCGTACCGCCACCACCACCGCCACCGCCAGCCGGGATACTCCCGCCACCGAAGTTGTCGATGAGCGGAACGGACAGTGTGGACTGCCAGCCTCCCCAGCCGATCGCTCCGGTGGCGGTGTGGGTTGTATCGGTCTGTGCACCAGCCTGCGTCCACACCCCGGACCTACCACGCCAACCACGCATCTCTGTCCCTTCCATCTCGAACAGGAGATAGTCTCCGGCAGCGAATGCGAGGGTGGCTTCGCTCAGGGTGGTCTGGAAGTCCTCGTCGATCCTGATGAATCGGAAGGTGCTCGGAGCGATCAGCTTGAGCCGATAACCGTCATACGCAGATCCGGGCTCAGCCTCGATGTTCTGGAGTCTGAGATCCAGCCAGACGTCATTACCAGTCGTGGGGGAAGCAATCAGCTCGAAGAACGCGAACTGATTCGCATTGAACGGCACACCAGCACCCACCCACCGCCCCATCGCCAGGACCCCGGAGTTGGTGGCCCTGGCGCGGTTGGAGGCGACAGACTGCGTGTTGTTGTACGACCCATGGTCGTGAGCCCAGTTGGAGCCCACCACGCCATCGGCTCGGTTAAAGTCGTCCAGGATCGGAAGATCGTACGGAACAGGCATGTCTAGGTGTTCCTCCTACTGGTGGGGCGGACGCCCGTCTGCCGGACCCCTCTGGCCGGCGTCTCGGGCGGAGGCGGAGCCACGGGGATCTTGTTGGTCTGCGTGGGTCCGGTGGTGCTGTAGGTGGTGCCGATGATGGAGTACAGCCGATAGCTGTACGCCTGTCCGTTAGTCAGCCCGGTGTCGATGAACCCAGTGGAGGTACCGACGTTGAACTGCGTGCCGTCGTTCGGGCTGGCCGGGGCTGTCGTCCCTGCCTTCCGCACGACTCGCACAGAGTCGTAGCTGCCGGTCGGAGCCGTCCAAGCGAGCGCGATCTGCCCATCCTGCGGCGTCGCTGTGAAGCTGGTCGGAGCGTTCGGCGGCGTGACCGGAGCGGTCACCGGGCGGATCTTCGCGTAGATGGTGGCCTGGACATTGTCAGATGTGAAGGTCGGCCCGAACACGGTCTGGGTGCCGTCAGCGTACACGTCGTTGGCGACCTTGAGCGCAGCGTTCACCGTCTCGTAGCTGTACTGAACCTCTCCGCCTCCGGCGCTCCGCGCACCTGTGTGAAGCCCGAGCGCCACCTGCTGCTGGGTGGTGGGTCCGGCCACAGGGCTCGAGAACGTGAACACCTGATCGCTCTCAGCCAGGTTCGCAGTCAGACTCTTCTCCTGGCTGGTCCCGAGCAGAGCCCCGCTGGAGGCGAGGCGGACTGTCATCTTCATGGGCTGAGTGGACGTACCGAGCCCGTCGCCACGCATCAGCACGCCACCCTCGTACACCTCATAGTTCGCCGGCATGGTGAACTCGAAGATGCGCTCCATGTCGGCTGACATGCCCTTCCAGCCGGTGGCTCCCTTGGCGAAGCGGCCGAGCAGCGTCACGCCCGCAGGGGGAGTGCGCGTGTCGTCCGGGGGCGGGGGCGGAGGTGGAGGCGGAGGCGGGGGCGTCCCGCCAGGCTGGATGAAGTCCGG